AGATGGCTCACTGTCCGAATGATCTCATGAGAGAACTGTGGAAATCGGCTATCCCTATCATTTCTTCTATGAAGAAATCACAAGTGGTTGTCATTAGTACCCCAAACGGAATAGATAATAAATTTTATGATTTGTACGAAGATACCAAAAAACCAGATAGTGAATGGCATTTGGAAGTAGTCAACTATTGGGATGTTCCCGGTCGTGATGAAGAATGGGTAAAAAAAACAATGGCAATGATGGGATCAAAAGATGATTTTGATCAAGAGTATTGTAATGTTTTCCATCAGCCCGGAAAAAAGGTATTAGATTCTGAATATTTAAAAGATCTTTTAGAGAATTGTAATGATCCTGTTTTAGTAAATGATGAAGGTGCATATAGAATAGGAAAACTACCCAATCCTGAAAGTTTTTATGTAATAGGAGTCGATGTTGGTGAAGGCATTGGAAGAAGTAATACCGTTGCACAAATATTAGATGTATCTAATCTTCAAAAGATAGAGCAAGTGGCTGTGTATGCAACAAATACAATGAGTCCTTATCATTTTGGAACAAAATTAATGTCTATCTTAAACGATTGGGGAAGACCTCCAATTCTTATAGAAAATAATAACAATGGACAACAAGTACTGGATGTTTTATGTCAGACTCATAACTATGAGAATGTTGTAAGTTATCATTTTGAAGGTTTTAGTAAGCATTATAATAATGCTAATAGATTTGGTATCCATAATCATACCAATACAAGATATAAAGGTATAACAAACTTTAGATATTGGGCAGATAGTTTAAAGGCTGTAAAGTTTTTTGATAAAGATACTATTCTGGAAATAGGAAATTTTGTTAGATTACCAAATTTTACCTATAGTAAAAAGAGTGAGAAAGATTTGGATGATCGAGTATTTGGACTTATTTGGGCTTTGTTTATATTAGATCCTTCTCTTGTTAGCAGATACTTCATAGTTAAGGAATTGGATGAACAGGGTCGTCCTATGAGTATCATGCCAACGTCTGATAATAGTGATATAATCAAAGCAAGTCCTCTTTTGATAGGCGGTTCTTCCATGATATCAAAAAGAAGTGCAGGAATAGCTACATACACACATGGGGGAGGTTCTGATATGATTTCTGGTTTTGATTCTTATAGTCAAGACAGGGCAATGTTAGCTGAGTGGTTAAATTCTTTGGAAAAAGATCTAATGAAACCACCAGTAGAACACAACGATTTAGGTAAGTCTTCTATAGACAATAATTATGTACCAACAATTTTGTTTTAATTTTTATGAATCAAGCAATATTAAACAGAGCAAGAAAAGATAAATTTAAACTAGTATTGGATATTCCAAATGCTTTAAAAAATATTCAAGATCCTGTATTACGAAATACATATAGTGCAGATCCTATCGAATTCACCATAATAGGATCTCCTGTACCTAGAATTCAAGTTCCTGCAAAGGAAGTTCCATATTCTGGTCAGGTATATCAGATATCTAGTCTTTCAAGACCTTCATATGGTCCTTTTAATATTAATTTTTTAATAGATAATGGATATCAAAATTATTGGATCTTATGGAACTGGTTAAATCTTTTTAATAATTTTAAAAACAGTACAAGCGATTTAACCACTATTGAGCGTGGTGGGGTAATATCTAATCCTATGAGTGAATATACCTCTAGTTTTACCATTTATACTCTGGATGAATTCAATAACAAAGTAATGTCATTTACATATTCTCAAGCATTTATAACAGCATTAAGTGAATTCTCATTTTCATATCAGGATCCTAACGAAATTACCTGTATTGCTTCTTTCGCTTTCAATCAATTGGAGGTTTCTTTATTGAAAGACATTAATGTTTCTTCTTGTTAATAATATATGCAACAGAATGTATCAGAAGCTAAAGCAGATCCTAAATTTGTACACCAAATTAACAATCAGAAATTCTATATCGAAATATGGATGTATAATCAATTGGATGATTCTAAATTTCCTCCATTTGCTGTTGATTTTTATTTTGTAAAAGGATTGGCAATAGAAGAAAATCTTTCTACTTGGGTTGCAAGAGGATGGATAGTTTTATCAAATGACTTTGAAATGTTTGAAAGAGGTTCACTTTCAAAGAAAAATTTAGGAGCAAAAGGAGGAGACGATAGGAAAAAAATAGAAGCACCGTTTTTATTCAGATCCGATGGTAGAAATAAAATTTCTATTAGAATTTATCCGATATCTAATTCTACAGATGCGGGCATAGGAAGTACGGATACAGAATTACCACCAGAACAATGGGAGATGTCATATGATTTTGTAATCTATGATATAGAGGATCTTCCGACCGGAAGTTCTGCAAAAAAATTAAGAAAATTTTATTTCTGGGATGAGAGGTATCAACTCATGTTGGAAAGAAACATAGAATGGTCAACTTCTCTGTATGGTCCAAATGCAGGTAATATAGGATCTAAAGATGCTGATAGGGCAATGCCCATATGTGGATTATCTAATATAAATGGTCAAGAAGGAGCGATAGAATCAATCATTAAAACAGCAGCATCAAATGAATCTAGTCCAAGTTCTCCTGTTATTATGGTAGGTAGTACACAAGGCCCTAGTGGTATTGGACAACCTGATATACCATTAAATAATTTTAATGAAAAAAATTGGGATAGTGGTTCAAAAGACAGCACGGTTCAATATACTTCTCCTGCAAATTCAAATGTAATAGAAGATATAAATTATGTTTTCAGATATGCAAAGGCTAAAGATAATAGTCCATTGTTTTTAACATTTGATAGATATTTAAAACAATGGGGATTAGTTCCTTTAAGTTATTACTTTGAAAATGCAAAACAAAATCAAATAGAAAGAATAGTTTTAGCTTTAGGAGAAGATCCTCTTGGAACAGAACCAAGAGTGGATAGAGCACCGATGGATCAAAGTTCTAATATTCAAAATTTTCAATCTGGTATTGCTTCAAAAATAACATCTTATAAATTGTCTCCTATGGTTTCATTGGATGACATGGCATTGACAAACAAACCATTACATACATACGATTTTTCATTAGGACAATTTAACATAACGTATACTGGAAACAAGATTACAGACTTAACAGATAACATGGGAAAAATGGCACAGAGTGGTTTGTTCGGTTATCAAAACAGTAATCAACTTTTGATAAACATCAATAAAACAAAAACTTTAGGCTTGAACGTAAAAAATATGTTTCAACCCACGACATATGTTAAAGATACACAAGGTATAACAAATCTTCCGGGAATTGGTATGCAATATGATTTTATATTTTTAAATCAATCTATATTTTTCTCTGCTCCGGGATTAACATTAAGAACTCCGGGCAAGTTTTTGTTTATAGATAGAGAAGTTTCCACTGGTGAATATAATCCTTTTGATGATAAATGTATCGGTCAATGGATGATAACAAAAGTTACACATTTATTCACAAAAACAAAATACACCACCGATGTAATCGCCAATAAAATTGATATCTTCCATAGCTGGTGGGAAGAAGTTGATTCTAATACTAATTATTAATATGAATAGAGATGATTTAAAAAGAAGTTTACAGAATTCAGCAATAGAAAGGCTTCAAAGCTCAAATAAAACCAAGATGCCAACAATAGGAGCTATGGCTAGAAATTTAGCACAATCTGTTTCTCGTAATGTTCAGAGTGTTTCTGCTGGTAATAATTTGAGATTAACACAAGAAGAAGCAAACTCTCGACTTGATATATGTAATACTTGTGAGTTTTTCAATAAAGTGCAAAGTAGATGTACAAAATGTGGTTGTTTTATGGCAGTTAAGACATATCTTAAAGCCGAAAAATGTCCTATTGGCAGGTGGTAATGTTATTCAAATAACCAGTAATAATTTTATCGGTTATATGTTCAGAATATGGTTTATATTCTGAAATATCATTAAAATTTGGAATATTAAGAATAAAATCAGCATTTTCTTTTAAAATTAAATTATTTTTTTCTTCAAAAATATTGGCAGGTTTTATATTTTCTCTTTCTATAAAGATTAGGGTTCCATTATTTTCTGTTTTTAACCAGTAAAGTTCGTCATTTTCAAATTCTACATATCTTATATCCGGTATAATAGGTATAAATCCATTACCAAAATTTTTATTTTCCTTTAATTTTTCTATAAAATATCTCCCATTGGTCTTATTTCTCATATAACGTCCATATTCGACCATAATTGGGCGTAAAAGCGTCTTTTCCTCTGGATTAGCACTATCTATGTCTATGCCAGTTTTTTCTAATATAAAGGGTTTTAAATCCTTTCTGATTGTATCACCTGCTATAGAACATCTTTTTGCTTCTAAATTAACATTTTTTTTGAATTTTTCGATTAAAACATTACATAATGTGTCTTTGCCCACACAAGCATTTCCTGCTATTCCAATTGGCTGGTAAATCGACGTTTTAAGCATAAGTTATTATATTAACATACATATATGGCAGATTCAAGTACATATACTATACCAGAATTAGAAAAAGCTAGTGGTCTATCTGCAAATATAAGACAAATTATAAAGGCAGATAGCTGGCCTGATATGTCTATATATGCTGCTCGTCTTGCTATCTTGGCGTATGGATATGATTCTCATAGTAAAAAATATACAGTTACAACTGAATTGGCAACAGGAACCAATCAAACTACAACTGTTACAGTAGATAGTGATTTTTATAATAAATTTATTTTATTTTTAGAGCAAAATGGTTTAAAAGATTTAGTTTCTAAAACACCTGCTGGATCAGAAAAGACACAATACGGTGGTTCACAACTTGATAGTGTTGGTGCTCTCGGTTCACAGCTTAGATATACATCAAATAATGCTTTAAATGCAATGACTGGTCCAGCAGTGAACCATCCTTCTATCGTTGGTGATATGTTAAATAGTATTCATCCCGGAATGGTGGATGAATTGGAAAATTTTTGTAATGTTATAAGAACCCGTTCTTATCTTTCATTACCATCGGATTCTTTTGGAAGTATAAATCAAGCCATGTGGTATATTACAGGAGCAGTTACTGCTTTTTATGGTGCTATAATTGACATATATCAGGGAATGATACAACTTATGCAGCAATTTTTTGCTACTATTAATTCTATTATAGGAATGATTCAACAAGAAATCATAAGCATAATTGAACGTATAATCCCATTAGATTTAATTTGTATGATTTTAGATGCAGTACAAACTATATTGGATGATATTGGTTTCTTTGCACAACTTTTTGGTGGTTCAGACCAATTGTTTACAACTCTTAATTCGATCCAAACTGTTGTTAACTTTGCTTCGTTTGGTGTGAACTTTGCATATAATCCAATCGGAGGGTTAACTACATTGTTTCCGCAACAAGCACAACAAGTGTTTGATTTTGTTAATAGTATTCAAACTATGCCTCAAACATTTGTATCAAAAATGATGACTAATTTTGGTTTTGGTACTATAGCTAATAATGAAGGGCTGGCAATAGCTAATACAATAATACAATATTATGGTTTAGGAGCACAATTAGGTCCTTTAGGTCCTGTTATAGCTTCTGCTGGTATTGCCCCGAATAAGAGTAACTGGTATAGAACAAACAATACTGGAACAAATTTACCGACACAAGTAAATCCTTTTTTCTTTGCGAGTTCATATCAAAATGGTGGTGTTGTTGATATAAATGGAATTAATCAAGAAACATATACAACATCTGTTCCTGAAAACTTTAACAATCAAGTAGATTAATATGGAACCTATATATGGAAATTATTTAGGTATTGTTGTTTTTAGCGATGATCCTGAAAATAGAGAAAGAGTTCAAGTGTTTATTCCTCATTTGAGTTGTACAATTTATAAAGATTGGAATGAAAAATTAACAGATACAGTTGTTAAAAATCATAATAGTTTACCACCAAGTGTTTTGGAAAAATTAAGAAAAATTTTACCGTGGGCAGAAGTATGTAAACCAAGTTTTGGAGGTGGTACGGCAGGAATACAAAGCCCTTATACAGGTGGTGTGGGTGTTGCAGGTAATTTGAAAGATTCATTACTACCATTAAATGCTACTGATGCTTTAGGTCAAAAGGGAACAGAATCTGGTGTAACACAAGCACCGCAAAATTCAATAAACACAACTCCAATAACTCCTTATAATTTTTATAAGGAAACCAATCCGGTAGCGGGTGTTATGGCTGCACAAGGTCAATCTATTTACGACGTTCCTCTAACTGCAAGATCCGATAGTGATTTAATTAATTATATACCACAAACAACAATAGGAAATCCCACACCATCAACAACAGACGGCAGTAATTCCTCTACTACCCCATTAGTAAATCCATCATATGACATTGCTGGGATAGTTTCTATGGTTGCAAATTATTTGGGTTCTACAGGTGCTCCGTCTGGTGCATTTTCGGTTCCTCAGCCGGGTGCAAAGGTTTGGGTATTTTTTTATGGTGGTGACATTCAAAAACCAGTTTATTTTGGAGTGGCTAACGATCCTAGTAGTTCTGGTAGTGTTTATGGCTCCAAGTAGTTAGACTAGTGTTTTTAACAAATAATTATAAATAATATAAAATAATGGCTACAGACAAAAAAAATAACAAAGATGCTTTTTACAATAGTACTGAAGGGTTTTTTAATAAACTGGTGGGGTTTATTACTTTTAAACCTGATCATTCAATTGATCCTAGTGGGTCGGATATTCCTAAGAATAATTCATATTTAATGATAAAGGATTATTTTAATTCCTTTATCAGATTTGGTTCTGGTAACATAATAATAAGTGCTGTTTCTAATTTGTCCTTATATGCTGCAAAACACTTAAACATAAGTGTTAAGGGTGTTAAACAAGAAGTCATTGCTGGTGATAAAATTGAAGTTGTACATGGAAATGTTAAAGTTCAACATGGCAAACAAGGAGAAGAAGAGAAAAAAGCTGCACAAGAACTTAATGATGCTAACAATGCAGTACAAGAAGCAAGGATGTCAGCACTCGAACGTACTTCTGGAGCAAAAAATGCATGTCCTGTTTGTAGTACTACACATTTGGTTGATCGTGATACTGGAAATATTGTAGATAGAATTTTTGATTGGCTGTATAAAAACATACCATATTTTTGTTTCCCCCTTGATATTGTTCAAAAAGTTCTTAAATCAATAATTTGTGCTCTTGCATTAAGTCCTGTAAAAAATATAGCACTTACAGGTGGTAAAGGTTGTGGTAGTCCTTCATGTGTTAATGGAGAAATCGAATCTCCATTAGCTGGTATGAAAGCAGCAGATGCTGCTGCAGCTAGTACAATGAAAGCACAAGCAGATAAAGTTAATAAAGCTTCTATAAATTTTGGTGCTGGTGGTGCTAAACTCGAAGGACCTTATAAAACAGATGTATTGTATAAAGTAGGTTTAAAGAAAAATACTGCTCCTGCATATAAAGCTAAAGGACATCATGTTATTGCATTTGCATTAACTAATTCTAAAGCAGAAAATCCATTAGGAAGTGCAAATTTAGCACTTGATTCCACTGGAAGTTGCAAAAGAATTGTTTTCTTAGAACCTCAACCAACTCCGGGTAGTTTAATGTTTGATGTTGGGAATAAATTCACTGTTAATGCTGGAACTCCGGGCATAAACTTACAAACAGGAGGTAGATTTAGAGTTGATGCTGGTGATATGTTATTAACAGCAGGTGAAGGTGAAGCTGTTTTTGGATCTGGCAATTTAACAACTATAAAAGGAAAAAATATAGTATTAGCAGCACAGGATTATTCTGGTGATTCTGGTGTTTCTATCGAATCTGCACAAACTTTGGTTACTGGTGGTTTTAGTGTAAAAGGTAATGCTGCAATAAAAGGACATCTAACAACAGATGGGAGTTTATCAATTCCTCATCTCATATGTCCTAGTATGAGAACAGAATCTACGGCAAATTCTTCATCAAAATTTAAGACTGAAGGTGCTAATTGGTTGGCTACTGCACAACTTATGGCTTCTAGTAATTTTGCAAAAGATATAGTTTTTAGATATGTGATGACAGGATATATAATGAGTATAATGGGACTATATGCATTGGTAGTTGAATTATACGATCTCATCATGACAGCAATGTTTATAGAACCGAAACCAACAGCCATTGGATTTGGAACTGCATTTACTGCTTATGGTCCTGCTCCTGTTTTAATTTTTCCTCCATTTGGAGCTATTTGGAATTTCAAACACAACCATACAATGGCTGGAGGAGATCATGGACATACTGTAACATCACCAAAAGCAAGTTATTGGAATACAAGACAAGGATGGGGATCTGAAAGACAAGGTGCTTCACCTGTTCCTACGGTTCCACCTGCTTTCGGTGATAGTCCTTCTCCCGGTCCAAAGTCAAAGCCCGGTTCGTGTGGTGGTGGCGGTTTATATACAAAGAATAGAAATGAAAACTACAATCTTAATATAGATAATCCCTTCTTCTTTAATAACACTATCAACAACTATCTACCAATAACAATAAAAAGAAGTCCGGACGGACAGACATTCACTTCGTATGCATCTGGATCAAACAGGGGAATTCCTACTGTATTTAGTAGAGTGTATGGTGTTCCTTCACTTTCTAGTGTCATTTGTGACCCAAATACAGACACCTTTATAACGGTTCAACAATAACATTAATTAGAAATTAGGAGTATAGTATAACGGAACATCTTCTGTTGTTGCACGTATCATTTCAGCATCCATATTGGATGTGTCTATGTCCTTAGTAGTAGTATTGAATGCTGTTTCTAAATATTCACGTTGTTGGTAATTGTATTTAAAATATTTAGTATCTGTTGTTCCGTTAGTTACTTTTATTAGAAGTATAAATTGTATATTTGGATATTGTAACATTTCCAGATCATATCCTTTATCCAAAAAGTTTTGCTTTATGTATGTAACAAAAGCATTTGTATCATATTCAACTTGAATATTGTATGTATTTTGAACAAATTGTATAATTTCTTGTGGTTCTATTATATCATAGGATGTACCAGCAGGACAGATAGTACTAATTTCTTTTATGGGTACACCATCACTATTACAAATATAATTGTCTACAACTTGACATCCTCCTGCAAGCTTTATTTCTTGATAAAGCTGTATTCTTGGATAGAACTCTTTAAAAGCAGCAGATAACATGTGACCAAGACTAAATCTTGGATCTCCAACCGCTGATAAAGCCCACATATCAGGCATAGTAATAAATTGATCTGGTAAATCTTGTGGATTTAAAATCGGATCTATATTTTCATTACCAGCATGGGGAAGAATTTCGTCTACCCATGCTTTAAAATTTGCATTTGGGTCTCCAGCTTTTGGAAATTTTGATATATCGATGAAATTATTAGCCATATATCTAATTATTCATCACTATCTAAAAAACTATCCTGTTGTTGTTTTATAAAAATAGTTTTGAGAAATTCCATAATAGCATCTCTGTCTCTAGCGTTTTTAAAATTTTGAATTATAACTCTTTCTCCTTTTAGATTGTAACCAAAAAGAAGGAAAACATCCATATATTCTGCAATAATGGACTTTAAAAGAGATAAATCACGCAAGGCTACTTTTTCATCATAACTATAATTCTTTAACCAAGAATCTAATGCCTTTTCCAATTCTTTGTTGTTTAAAGAAGAGAATACAGTTTCTTTTATATTTGAAATTTCATCTTTATCCTCAAGAGGCATAACAACCTCTACTGAAGATAACGATGAAACTTTGTTATCCTTCCTTATTCTTTTTTTAGGCTCCGACATATGTAGAAGCCTTATTGTTAATACCGAATTTTACCAAATACTCAATAATAACCTCAATAGAACTTGTTTTGATTTTAAAACGATCTGGTATGAATTGTCCACCATCATGCATTTCAAAATACTCTTCACCCATTTCATTATGATTGTTAAAGCAAGTGACTATAACGGAAGCAACATTAGGATCAATCACAACTGTCCAGCTTCTAGGATCCGTATAGGAATATTCGCCAAATATTTTGTCTACTACATATCCACTGTCTCTGAGACGCTTTATGAAGTAACTACATGTTGTTATTTTATTCTTTGCCATATGTGTTATTATTTATAGGTTTTTTTTTATTTTACAAGAGCAGAAATTATATATTTAAGCTCTACATCATTATCATCTTTGTTTTGAAAAACAAAAACTTTATATTGATTGTTTATCCTAACTTTTACATCTGTGCGACATGTAGCAAGGTTCTTAAACACTTCGGTAGTTATGGGTATTCCTTCGGGTATGGGTTCTCCGACAAAATCATCACAGATATTAATAGTAATGTTATCAATGTTTTGCATTGTATAATCATTTAATTCTGCATAGACTTTTCCTTCTCTTGTAGAGAAGTAAATCTTCGATACATCTGAAGCAAAAGCATAACCAGCCATGATCTGCTTGATTTTACTATTGGTTATCGTGAACTCTGTATCGAAATTAAGTTGTGCGATTTTATTTATGTTTATAGGACATTCCCTAACAACAGTATCATCCACAAGATGATATTTAAAATGGGTTTTTTCACCATCGTCCTGTTTGACGATACATTTAATGTTGTTTACATTATGTTCTATAGAAAATTCACCATCATTTCCAAGACAATCTAATCCTGAAAGGAGTTTCTTGATACTAATAAGATTTAACCTCAAAGGCTCATTGTCGTTTTGTAGCTTTATCCTAGCATAGAGAACAACTGTATTATCGGAAGATGAACATATGGTAAATAATCCATCTTTATCTGTTTTTAAAACACAACTTTCTGTAAGCCTGTTTACGGGCTTAAGAATCTTTTCTAAATATTCCTTTGGGATTTGTATGGATTTATTTTGCATGTTTACCGGAAATATTTTGAGTTGTAATTGTTGCAAATACCTTTCCAAACATTCCGGTCATCTTAGTAAGATTGGTATTAATCTTCTCTAACTGACTCTTAATAATCTTAATATCTTCACTGCTGATACCCACAGAAGTTTCCTGTGAATCGTTTCGTGGCTGTTGTTGCACTGTTTGAGAGACAACAACAGGTGTTCCAGAAGGAAGAGGAATTAGATCTGGCATTGAAGATGCGGGAATATTAGGACTTACGGGATCAGGAATAGCTGCCATTGCCTGTTTTAAAGAATCCTCTACTGCTTTTTGCATAAGAGTGTTAGTAGGCTCAAATGTATTTCTTGGTTGTGGCGCATTGCCTCCGTTAACCAACGGAGAAACAAAACTGCTCATGTTAATTTGGTTAACTGGTCTACTGCTATTGACCATGTTCTTATCGACATGAGATAGGTTAGAACTAACCAATCCTGCCAACATTGCCACATCAAATGCTTCGCTTTTATTCATAATTATTTAAGTTCCTTTCCTGCATTAATACTTGCCGTTGCAACACTAGTATGGATAGATTCATAATGATTTGCTTCGATCAAGTAATCTTTAACTATATTACCTAAGTTTGAAACTAAGTCAATCGCAAGTTTACGAACAACATCTTCAACATATACAGGATGTTCATACATTTCCTCTGTGATATAAGATTCGTCAAGATCTGAAATTATGTTATAAATTTTAGAAGACCCTGCTTTATCAATCAAATCAAAGAGAACATTGTGGATGGTTTCATCTGATTCATGTTCTACTGTAATAGTTGCAGAAGAAAGTTGACTATGTGCTCCATAATCACTTATTTCTTTCGATCTAGGACAGAGAGAAGTATAATAACCAGTGACAGAGGTGTAAAACCTCTTATTACCGTTTATGAGTTTTCCTGTATAAGATGCATTGCTCTCCACCCAAGACTCGAAACTAGAAACCGGAGAAATTTTCTTTTGCAGAAGAGTATATTCTACAACAACTTGTCCGTTTCTAGCTCCGAATTTATTTTCGATATGATCTAGGATATTGTTTACAAAGGCAGGAATGGTTCTTTCAGAATCTTTAAGTCCTTCAATCGCAGAGCGGTGTTGATTGATTAATGATCCTTTCATATCTTGAGTCATATCACAAGATACGCTAACCTTCCCTATTGTGGGAATTCCTTTTCCTTTGATTGCACTAGGAATCAGAAGAGGAATTACGATGTTCTTATATCCAATAGTAGGAACAAGATCCTTGGGAAAGGTATCCAGAATATTTCTGGAGTCTGGCAATTCCTCTTCTGATTTAATCCTTGGCATATTAGAGATCCTTGAGGATATCGTTGATTTTATCTTCTTGGCTAGAGATAGAAGTATCATCAGATTCAACCTCCGAGGATACAGCTACTTCCTTCTTTACGACAGGAGCAACATAATCATCCTCTTCCTCATCTCCGTAGTTATTATTTGCAGGTGTGGATTCTACCTCTTCACCGAGGAAGTGTACCTTGAGAAGCTTCTCAATCTCCTCGTAGCTCTTGTGCTCTTGGAGGGTTTCGAGATTCTTCGTAGCGGAATAAATCTCCTCTACATCCTGAACACCTTCGAGGGGTGAAGGCGACATGAACTTAGAACTGACATAGGTAGGATAACCACCCTCGTTCTCCTCGACCTTAATTCTAAGGTTGCATCCATTCTCAGAAAGATCAAAGATCTTTGCACCGAACTCATCAGCATCATCACCGCTGATTGCGTTTGAGATGACCTTGTAGAGTTGCTTTCCGAAGCGGAGAATCTTCACCTGACCCTGATTATCAGGATTGGTTGGATCCTTCACAACGTATACATTGGCAAGCCAATTCTCATTGCGCTTGATGGGACGAGTCTGTTCGATAGCTTCGTCGTTCTTGCTCTGGTAAACCTTGGAGCGATATTCATCGATAGGGCAACGCTCACCATAAGTCGTGGGGCAAAGCGTTGAAACAATCTGATTGGTAATCACACTCTTCCAAAGATGGGAGAAGTAGTGATACATAGTACGCTCTGGGTTCTCCAGATTGGGGATAAGACGAACAACATAAGTGTTGCCCATCTCCAGCTTCAGAATATCCTTGTAAGAGGAATTTTCTGTGTTTGTCTTCTTGTTGAGAGCCTCTTTGATCGACTCAAAGAGGTTGTTGGTGTATTTACTCATAGTGGTTATAATAATAGCTACTTTTTCTGGGAATGCAACTCTTTATTTAAAAATTCTTGAATTTTTTTTGTTGCTTCCCGCACAATACTTTTAGTCTTGGGACTATTGTGGTAACGAGTCTTGAAAGAATCAAACTTTTCAAAGAAATCGTTAGTCCAGAGAATTCTTTCATCTTCGCTTAAATTTTTGAATTTGGATACATTTCCTAATTCCATTAAGCAATAAGGATTAATGCTATGTTCTCTGTAATGTTGCATCCAAATAGGCATATTTCCTATTTTGAAAGAAATATAATTTTCCAATCCTATTTTGTTCTTAAGGCAGAACATGGCAATAAAGTGCAATCCATCTTTAATCTTGTCGATTTGTTTTTCCGGTGACTCATCCTCTTGCTTCTTCATGGCAAGAGAATATGTCTTGATTGCTGCTCTTGTTATGAAAAAATTTATCGGCTGTGGACGTTCGTTTGGATGTAAAATATTCGGAGCATTAAAAAACATATCAGGGGAAATATGTTTAAATTTATTAAAAAATGCACTAAGTTTCTTTAATGAAAGAATTGTCGTGGGTGATAGATCAGAAAAATCTTTTCTGTATTTGAATGGTTGTCCTTGACGGTATGCACGTAAGAAGGAATTGTATATGTTTTCCTCTTGTTTTGTAATTTTATTCACGTTTACGTTTTGGATTGTTTGTTGTGTTTAGATCTAAATATTTTTTTATAGATATTCGGAGTACTGCCAAGATACGCACGAATTATAGTTTGTAAATTGTTTTCTCCCAAAAGATCAAAATAAATTTTCTGTGTCTTATTATCTTCTATCAGAAGTTTTAGAAAATTCAAGAAATTAAATTTCTTCTTCTTTGAAATGCAGACAAAAGACCCAAACTTTAGAGTTATCTCTTCAAATTCAGATAAATCAAATACATTTGAAGGATTTACAATGTCTTGAACTTGTTGGGAAGATGTTATTATCATATAGGCTTTAAGTTTTTTGTAACTTCCATAAACAGAGGAGTTATGACTCCAGCAGCAGCATTTGGATGACCTCCACCGTTACAAATTTTTTCAGCAAATGCTCCTACATCGATTGGATCTTCTTTGGAACATTGGCGTATGGAAACTTTTTCACTCTTAATATTGATCCAGAAGAATATATCTGGATTATGTCTTTTTATTAAAATCTCCATCACCTGTGGAGTTGTTTTTTCTACCATTGCAGCACAGATTTTCTTACTTTTGCCACCGAAATTAATAGTGCCCTTGTATATGGGAATGTTTTGTGATTCTTTATCCGCTTCTCTTTTTATGAAATTTATCGCTCTTCTCTGATGTTCTGATATCGGTTTGAAACCGTTATAATATTCTTTTATAAATCCAGAAAAATTGTTTTGAAATTCTGTCCAAAAAAGAATGTTCAAATCGCTGGAATCTGGAAGTTCTAATCTATTACAATCAAAATCATCAGCCAATGCTATTAAAGTTTTCTGTTCTTTTGTAGCATTGATTGTATCTTTGAACAGTTTATATGTTAATAAAGCATTTGAACTATATTCCTTGTAGAGAACTTTAGCCTTTTCAAATTTGTCTAAAAATCTTTCAGAAGATTTATGATGATCTATTATGGTTATGTTGGGATTATTAAGCTCTGGTAAGAACTCTTCTCTTAAACCTAAATCCAATACATATACATTAGAAAGATTATGTGTATTTGCTATTTGCGTTTTTAACTTATCTATCTGCATATTAGAGATAGAAGTGTAATGAAAGGATGTTCCTTCTGGTTTACTCCACATAAAAGCGAGTAAACTAACAGCACCATCCAAATCATTATGAGTAAAAATGTGATAGCAGTTTGACATTGTCATTTATTTACTAACAAGTGTTCAAAAGTCATCATCTCCATCCAAATTTTCAATTATATTTAATGTATCTGCTATTGTATGCACTCCTGTTTTCAAGGGATTACTATTTGCCGCATAAGAAATTGAAACATTATCAGGATCTTTGAGTGTTAATGTAGGATAATCGATCTCAAGAACAGTATTAATACCTCTTGGTCCGAATCTATTCTTCGATATACCCATATGGATAATACCAAGTTCTATGTCGCCATCTTCTGACCAAATAGAAAACTGTGCATCAGCAGTATGGGCAAGACCCATAGATTCACTCGTCGTTTCCAAGCCCGGATTTGCTTCGTTATATGCACTCCTATTGGTTTGGGTTGCTGATATTACTGGACAACTGAACTTATAACTCAATGCTCTTACATATTCTGTAATCTTTTTAATTGATTCATAGGAATTCATTCCCTTTTCTGGTGGAGCAATCAAGTTTAGATAATCAATTACTATTGCATCTGGCTTCACTCCTGATCTGACAAGTTTTTCAATATACACTTTGATCTGGAGTGGAGTTATGGACTGAGGAGGGAATTCTTTAATAATTAATTTTGAATCCTTATGATTAACTTTATATGAATTTATCTCCCGTTTCAGGGGTTCTATATTCATATTCAAATCTCTCATAGCAATCCTAGAAAGCTGAGAACTGATTCTACTGGCATATGTTTGTTCTGACATTTCAAGAGAAATTAAAAGAACAGTCTTGTTTTGATTTAAAATATTCGTAGCAATGTTTCCCAAGAAAATAGATTTTCCTACGTTGGTGACACCATAAAACACATACAAAGCTCTACCTTCGGATAAAAATCCTCCACCGATGTTTTGATCAAGCCATTTCCAGCCAGTAGATATTCTTTTTGAAACTTTTTGAAGCTCCTCGCAATGTTTATCTAAGTTTTCAAGATAATCAAAACCGATATTCTCTATGAGAGAAATTCCACAAGCACTTTCAAAATCTTCCAAGATTTTAGTAGTATTGATATTTCCGGATTGTACTTCCACATTAGTTCTTATGACAGTGGAAAGTACGGCTTTCTCTCTAAGAAAGCGTTCGGTGTTTTTCAGCAAAACATCCTTATCATAGGTTTTATCAATATCAGAAAAACTCAAAGCAACATTTTTAAGAGCATCCCTTTTTTCCTTATCTACAAGATGCGTCTTAAGCTCTGTTATGTTTGGTATCTTACTATATGCATTAAAAAAATTCGTAAGTGACTCGAATACAATTTTAATGTTCTTATCCTTAAAATAAGAAGGCTTTATGTGTTCAATGATATTTTCAAGATAAAGAGGGTCGGTTATGGCATTGTATACCATAACCTTCTCGAAAAGATCAAAATCTATTGGGATAGATGTATGAGACATTAGTTACTCTCGTTTTTAAAGGTAAGCTTTTCTCTCAGTTTTGCCTCTAATGCTGGAAGAAACTTCTCCCAAACAGTGTCATCATCCTTCCAATCCTTAAAGAATCCAAGAGTCTCGCCATTGAATACATAACGATGTCCTGCTTTTTCAAGGACTCCATATCCTTCTGCCATTTCAAGCAATCCAGAGTATTTATTTAAACCTGTACGGAAATTTAAATACATTTCTGTTTCTAGATATGGAGGAACAAACCTATTTTTTGTGGTAAGTGCCCTCAGTGTTAGACCATTAATTCCCTTCGAGAGAGGTGTGGTCTCCGAATTGGAGTCTTTGTTTTTACTATCATCTGCCTTTTCGGTTTTCTTTGCCATCTGAACGATGACAGATGCCATATAAAGAGGCCCAGAACCACCTGCTTGCTTTTTGATAGCGGTTGGATGTAATTGTGAAGGATCATCATAGATATGATTGGTGAATACCACAGGACAATTTGCCTTTGCTGCTGAATGCGTAATTGCTCTCATCATACTCTTCAGAGCCTTGGCACGGTTTCCCATATCAGGGGTATCTGTTCCTTCCTCAATCTTTTTCTTCTCTTGAGCAGTAATTAGATTACCAAGTGAATCGATTACTATAAGAATTTTTCCCTGCAAACCCTTCTCTACTACGGTTCCAAGGAACTTAACAATTTGATTACGGCACTGCTCTGTGAGTTCCGTAGGAGCATGTTTAATCTTTGCAGGATCACAGCCAAGACGCTTTGCTGTATCTTCATCCAAAGCACCTTCAGTATCAAAGTATGCTACATGCATACCTCTCTTCTGTGCATTTGCCATGATTTTATTAGCCATCAGGGTTTTACCACAGGATTCAGGTCCAATGAATCCGGTTAGTCTTCCCATAGGGACACCGCCATACAAAGAACCAGAAATAATAGCATTGAGAGCCATCGATCCGGTATCAATCCAATCTTTGACGGTTGAAAGGCTGTTTTCATCTAAGAAAGTAGCCTCTGGGTTCATTTCATCAAGGACATCAAAAGCATCTTTAATGTCTGGTGTTCCTTGAATTATCTCTTCTGTATCAGTTTTCTTTTTAGCCATATACCTATAATAAACCAAAACTCCAGAATGTCAAAGACATTCTGGAGTTTGCTGGTTTCTTTTTTTTACTGATTACGAAATTACTCGTCAAAAAGATTAATTACTGCATTTCCCTGTGCAGGGGCTCCCGTTACCTGACCAGCGGCGGGAGGAACAAAGATGTTGCTCTGATTGAACATCTGATTGTACTGAGCCTGAAGACGGAAATCGAATGATTCGATGCTTGTCTCTGTGATGGAAGCCTTCTTATAGAAGAAGGTTACGTCCTCGGTCTTGTCTGCCAAGAACTCCCTGAAGAAAATAGGGAGTAATTGAACGGACATTCTTCCCGACTCGTCTTGTGGAACGACATGAAGAACAACTGGATTCTTTAATGCAAGAATCGAATCAGTGGTTTTCTCGGTGTTAGCAACACCGACTATGGTGCGTCCAACGGCATCGAGGAATGTGATTATTTTTGGGGTTGTGGTTTCTGTGGATGTAGTATCGCTCATATGTTTATTATTTTACTATAGATATTAGATTAGTCAAGCGGCATTTTCCAATTTAATGCTTCGCTTGTATTGGGAAAAAGGTTAAATAATGTTTGTTTGATATCATTTGCTATCATTCTATGCTCCAACTGAGTATCTTCTTGTGATCTTAGCTCTACATAATGGATCCAGTTTCTGAGATTTCCTGTCATATATAGTGTTGTTTGTGTACAAAGTGGGAGAACCATCCTAGCACATTCTTTTGCAGCACCTCTTTTTATTAATTTTTCATATAATTTAACACTTTCCAGCATATGATTTACAATTTCCGAATTTTCATCTTCGGATAATTCTAAAACATTCTCACTAGATTGCCTATTTTTCTCTGCTTTTTCTCTTATTTCAAAAGATTCTAGATTATTAATCTCAGAATATCTCTGGCTGAACTCCTGAAAACAAAAACTACGATGTCTTAGTATCTGTGCCGCAATTGCTCTGGATGTTACTATCTCAAATGTCAAAGAAACTTGTTCAAAGGGACTCCAATGTTTATGTTGGATTAGATATTTTAACAACTTTGGTGCTGTTTCTGTGTTTAATTGATTTGACGGGTTAGAAACTCGTGCGATATAACTGATTAAATCTTCTGCTGTGAGGATTCCTTCAATCATTGGTTGAGTAATGCTTATTAAACGTGTGTTCATATGAATATTATATATGTTTATGAGAATAAATCAAATAAATCTGTGGTAGTAGCGGATGATATTTGTGGTAAATCCCATCCAATACAATCATAAAGCCTTTCAATCGGAGGAATTACGGATTTATCGAACATTTTCTTATGGTTAACCTTAAAGTGTGGCTCGAATTCACTTGGAAATGTATCCAGAAAAGCCATAGTCTCAAAGTTAAACTGATTTTTAGTTGTGAAGAAGTATTTTATCTTCATTGCACTTGAAATAGATTCATATTTGTTCTGCAAATCAAAATGTTTTAACATTTTATTGAAATTTATTGCACTTTTAGCTCCGATGGGGGTTCCTTTTCCTATTTTTCCAAAGGAATCCATCTTATTTTCATATTTGTCATAATCAGATACCTTGCTTCGGAATGAAATGTCTTGAACATCCATTTCACAAAACGTATCGAATGCCTTTTTTAGAATTTCGTTAGATTTTATCTTATCTTGAGCCAATATAGCAGATTCTATGACCTGTTTGATGAGTTTTTTAACATTATCTGAGAAGGTTGATCTTACAACTTCAACTCCAACATATTTAAACGGTTTACTAGACTTCATACCATCCAATTCCAATAGATGCAGGATGTATCTTTTCTTTTCCATGAAAACAGCAACGTCACAAACAGCTTCTTGTTTAAACACAAATCTAGGATCAGTAGATTTTAATTCAGATTTAGCCCAATCAATGATTCTTTTGTTTAGAAACACACCAATATCCTTGATGATATCACTTGCTTCCTTTGTAACCTCGTTGTTTTCTGTTAATTTGAGATTAAAATGGTTTAATATCGGTTCAATAGAAAAGTATGCACTGTCAGTATCACCGTATTTATATATTTCCTTTTTATCGCATACTAATCCTTTAATCTGAGAATATTCATAAACAATATCTGAGGCTTGTTTAACTACAGATTGACCCGTTAGTGTAATGCTGGCGGCATGATCGATGTCATATAATGGTGAATACTTTTGTGCAAAGACACCATAGATAGAATTCAGCAGAATTTTGTATACATACTGCTGTGTATCTAAATCCAAAATCAATTCTTCTGCTTTTGCTAACTCCTTCTTATCTTTGATTTTGCCCAAACCTTTCTGTATCTCTGTCATTTTATTTTTCGCTTCGACTCGCTCGGAATAAATGCGATCAATCAATTTAGGTACAACTCCTTTTATCTTTTGTGTATATAGAACATTATACTTTGATACTGAAAGTAATTCCTTTTCAACCAACCTATCGAACTTTTCCTTTGTAAGTGAAACCGATCTATCATTAGCCAGTAACAATTGGTAATTGTCACCATCTATTTGCGTAATTTTTCCTATTTTTGTTTCCGGTGAAATGTTTAATGTAATGATTGTGTTAGGATACAGACTGTTTGCATCATAACTGATGACAGATTTACTCAAACCTCTTTCTGGTTCATGGACATAACCACCAACGAACTCTACCTTCTCGGTATTATTTTTAAATGTTGGTATTACTTGACCATCCATTGCAGCTTGGTGTGCAACTGCACCGTTAATCATGGCTACCTTTCCTAATGACTGTTCAAAAGCAATAAATCCCTTATATGAAAGGGTACGAATTAGCTTTATATATTTCAGTTTCTCATCCAATTTAACAAGCAGACGAACGTCCTGAATGTTGTAATCTACAAACTTGTCCCAATCAGTATCAGAAAGATCCGCAAGGTTGGTTGCACCAATGTTTACTTTGGTTTCTCCTAGTTCATATTGACCGATATAACCAAGAGAATACGATTCTCTATGGCTTCTGGAGAACGCCATGTATGCTTCCATGTAATCGATATGGCTTATACCTCTAATAGTCCATTTACTAACAATCTTTCCAAATTTATTTGTTCCGATATTTTCACGGAAATATAAATCTTTTATAGGAGAAATTCTTGCCGTTTCTTCTATACCAAACAGATTATTGATTCTATTGATGATATATGGAACGTCAAATCCTTCGGAATTCCATCCAGTAATAAGATCTGGTGGATCCTTTTCCCAAAAATCTAAAAACTTTTTAATTAAATCTACTTCGCTTTTACAATGTACATAAGTTACATCAGAATCAGAGGGTGTATATTTCTTTAGTCCCCAAGTATAATATCTTTTTGAGAGAGTATCATAGATTGTAATGAGATTAATAGGATCTTCTGCTTTTTCTGGAACCGGAAAAGCACCCTTGCTATATGTTTCGATGTCGAATAGAAAAACCTTCAGAGGCTGTGAACCAAATCCTTGTTTTCCTATATCGTTTTTATATGTATCAAGCAAAAACTGCTGTTCACATTGAAGATTATGGAAAATCTTCAAAGGTGTTTCGTTTACAAATTTATTCCTATCAAAGGTTGATCTGAATGTTTTCTTTTTTAGGGGTGTATTGAAAACAGAAACAGCATCCGTTCCCGTGGATGATTCGATATAAAGGTATGGCTCATACGATGTCTCGTATTTGGTTCTATTACCGTTTTCGTCCCAAGCCCATAGATGTATTGTTTGGGTTTTGTTTTCGTAATATATGTTTCTCCATGCCATTACACAATACTACCACGAAAACATTAACCGTCAACAAAATCTTGATCTAGGTTTAAGGATATCAGATTTGAAGACTTGTTTTTTCTTTCTTCAGAACCCCATTCTGTCGTATAAATTGCTTCATATTCATCCATATGATCTTCCAGCCAAAGACCTTCTGTGAATTTGCGTGATTTATCAGACAATCTCATATATCTATCAAAATCAGATGTAATATGTTCTAATTGAGAAATTAAATCTGATCCAGATTTGAAGTTATAATCTGCTCCTTCATATGTACACAGATCTTGATATGTTCCGGGTAATCCAAAGGCTCCAGATTCAATCATTTTGATATTGCTCTTTGATTTGTTAAAAATATTATCCTGTAACGGAGCAAAAGTAGCATTAACACCTATGTTATAGATACTTTCTGGAAGATCCATCAAAGGAGACCAATCTACATATTCCATTTCACCATTATCAATGAAAGGTTTTACTGCAAGTGGGTAACATCCCTTCCATACAAATTTAAATTTCTTTCTAGCTTTGATAATTTCTTGAACTACATGTTCAAAATCATCCTTCATGCCTGTTTTGTTTGTAACATCGATATGTGTTCCAGATCCAGCATATAAAATTCTTGGACGCTTTTTATTCTTTTCGTAGAGTTCTTCGATACGCTTTCTGTTATAGAATCTATCAAGCCAAAACTTGGGAGGATAGTTTGGAATGTGTGTGATTTTTTTATTACCAGTTTTTTCGATGTAATAATCCTTCATGAATTTACTACAGACGGTAATTTCATCCATTTGGGACATTATATCCAATATACTATTAATGATATCTTGGCTTACAAAAGCCTCCTTACACCTATTATAATCTGGGATATCATCTTTGAAAACAATATCATCTACTTCATAGATTAATCTATAACCAAGCTGTGGTTGTGCTTTCTTTAATTCCTTAATGAAAGCATTCTGTATAGGAGTTGCTTGGCGTTGCATTCTTATTGCCTTCAAGCCTTGGTAAAATCTTATGTCCATTACCATGCAAGTAAGACCGGAAATACACATTTTCTGATAGGAATTTAAACAAGATTCGGGCCAAATCATTCTCCAATAACCACAACCACCGTAATCTGCATAGTAGTTTATAGCTCTAGGAAGACTTGCTTCTGGCATTTCAACCGCAGGTGATGAAGGAACCTGAACAACAACAGGAGAAACATAACTATATTTGGGCATTCCGACCGGAAGAGAAGCAGGTGCGGCTGGTATACCAGATTGTAATGTTTTATACTCATAAACAATTCTTTCGTTTGGGGAAGTTGTTTTGGGTTCAGACTTTTCTTTGATTTTTATCATATTTTATATATTAATACTATATGGTTAATAATTCAAGGTGCTATACTAGTAACACCGTTGTTTTTTGTTAAAAGAATAGTGTTATCTACATTATTCTTTGAAGAAGATTTATGACTAACAATGTAGATGGCATCTTGGTGTGTGTTTACTCTTTCTCTGAGCAATTCTATCACCTTATCAATTCCTTTATCATCTAAACCACCATCTAATAATTCGTCATACATACTCAAATTAAAAGAAACTCCTGTATGCATCTTTAATATGTCTTGAAACATAAAAAGAACAGCGACATCGATTCTTTTCCTTTCTCCACCGCTAAAATTAAAATATGAACATTCCTTTCCACTATCATTGTGGATAGTTTCTTCAAACATTTCATCAAAAGTGCAGGTACAGGGTGCATCCAAAGATTTTAAATAAAAGTTAAGCTGAGAATTAAGAACAGATAGCATCTTCTTTACGATGAAGGTTTTAACTCCCTCTTCAGAGACTACAAACTTAGCATTTTCAAGAATTAAAAGAGATTTTTGTAATTCTTCGATTTTGCTTTCGATTTCTTTTAATTTTTCTTCTGAAGAAGATATTTTTTTATCATCTTTAAACTCTTCTTGTTTTATTTCATTGATTGATTGGGTATATTCTTCGATCTTTTCCGACAGATTTTTGAGTTTCTGTTCATGTGATGAAGATTCCGTTATTTCATTGTTTATTCTTTTTATTTCGTTTCTATTATTGGTAATCTTTTCAGATATTTTCAATCCTAATTGCGTGTTTTCCTTTTCTTTATTAACACAGGCATCATAAACAGGAGTATTGATGTTGATGATATTATCTAATCTTTTAATTTCAGCCTCAATATGTGATAAGTCATCTTCACAATACTCTCTGTTGCAAGTTGGACAGGTATTTCCCTTGTCCAGAATCTTTTGTTTTTCCTTTTTTGCTTGATTTATTTCCGACTGAAGTTCTATTTTCTTATTACCTAGTTCGACTGCTTCTTTATTGGAGGTTTTTAACAATTCTGTAAGTTTATCTATCTTTTCCTCAAAAGTTTTAATTTGCTCTTTTAGTGTTTCTGTATTAGAAATGTTTTTTTTGTTTAAAACTTCAATATCTTGTTTTGTGGATGATATTTTTGTTTCTATGACACTAATTCTTTGTTGTTTATTATCATCAAAGTTCTCTTTATTATCTTTCAGCATTTCCAACATGCGTTGTTCCGAGATGAAGTCTTTGGATAAGAGTTCGTTTTCTTTTCTTTTTTCGTTGTAATCTGCCCTAGTCTTTAGAAGCATTTCTCCGAAGACACTAAGATTTAAAATTCCTTCAATAAACTTTCTTTTATCGATTTTTTTCTGTGCCATGAATGGAACAGTTCCATTTGCTGTCATGATTACAGAATTTTGAAAGACTTCTTCGTTGGCTCCTATCAACTCCTTTATATATTCGTCAGTCTTTGGGATGGCAGACAAAGAAATGTCTTCAGTAGCTTGTGTTGTGATCGATTCTAGAACAAGTTTACTAGGTTCAAGGCTTCTTGTTATTCTGTAAGAAGTTTTATTGTTATTTTCTGTAATATCGAAATTTAAAACAACTTCACAGCCTTTTTTGCTTTGATTGTGAATGATTTTATCTTTTTTAATATCTCTAATAGTAGAACCAAACAGACACCAATATATAGATTCTATCAGAGAGCTTTTACCTACACCGTTTCTACCACCCTTATCTATATTTTCACCAGTTATAAGATTAATTCCTGTTTTAAAATCCAAAGAAACTTCATCTTTTCCTATTGAGAGAAAATTTTTAATCTTAATTGTCTTAAATTCAATATTCTTCACTAATATAGTGTATATTATTTTTTAAAAAAAGCAACTACATTCCTTTGTATAAAAAATACAATTAGATTTTTGCTTTATCAAGGATAGCATCCAAACGTTGAACCGTTGTATGGTTATTAAAAACCTTATTAAATCCATTGTTTGCAATTCTTTTTCTTTCTTCTTCATTGCTTGAATAGAAGTTTATTTTTTCAACAGCATCATCAAGACTATCGTAATAAACAATGTCTTCTTTGTCTGTGAATAATTCATTTAATCCACGATCATCTGATAGTCTATCAGCCATAACCATTCTTTTACAAAGCATTCCCTCAAATATTCTTCTAGAAACTTCTTTATACCTGCTATTTTGTATTACAATTTTTCCAGTACTCAACAAATCCCTCTGTAAGACACCAAAATCTCTTCTGTTATTAAATCTGCTTCCGATTCTGTTTTTTAATTCATCTAAAAACGGTGTGTCTCCATCTCCCCTAGTGCTCACGACATCATATGTGGGGATTATATCAGGATTTTCTAATCCATCTATAGCATCTCCGAAATGAGTCCAATAGATTGCATCCAAACCACGAGAAATATATTCTTTCAAAGAAACTTTATCCGGAGTCAATATCAGATCAAATTTATGAGCCTTTCTTGAATTATTTCCAAAGCACTGTGGATCATCCCCTGCTTCCATAACCATGTATGAATTTAGAAAATATTTTTTATCTAATAATGGGTGGTCGAATGCCCCATAGTCCATGTGCAGGATAATATCCGGTTTGTAACCCTCTTGAGTGTGTTGGTACAATGCTGAAAGACCATCCAAGGAATATTGTTTATTCTTATCTAATAGAGAATATATCCTTCCCTTTATATTCCTTTTTTTACACTCATTTACTATAGATAATGGTGTTGACCATATTTCATCTGAAGACCATGCAAATAAAAATGCTATGTTCACACCCTCATTCATTATTTTTTAACTAAAATTACATTTTCTCCGTTTCTATTAACTAGATTATAATGATTTTTGAAATATTCTTCAATTTGTCTTTCTTGAGAATCATGTTCTATGCATATACAAGTAGGTTGAACTTGATTTAAATCTAAAGACATAGATAAATTAGCCGAATTACCTTCAATATCTATTGATAGGAAATCTATTCTTGATTCTCTGTCTAATATAAATTGTATTAAAGTTTTTAAATCTATTGTCTGAATAAAAAGCTCTTTTGAATTATTTTTAAATTCTTCTTCAGAGAGATGTGCGTAATATTTTTTCGTATTATCTACGTTTATAGAACTAACCGCAGAAAAAGGATATTCATAAAATGATGTTAATCCCTTTTTATCATTGTCTACTATACTTTGTATAATAGTTACATTGTCGTTGGTTTTATATGCCTCAAAAAGATTGGTTATACAAAAAGGAGAAGCATCAATCAGATATGCTCTCCATCCCTTTTCGATTAAAGCTCTTGAGTTTGAAATGTCTTCACTTTTAAAAGCACCTATTTCTACAACAACTCCGTTTTCTAGATTAGAAAACTGTTCTATAAAATAATTATCTTCTCCGTTTTGGCTATACATATTTTTATTTACTATCTATTTGTTTATTTTCCATCTTTTCTATCATGACAAAATAATCCATCACCCATAGCAACAGTATAATCTTGTTGTGTCCACCAAGGAGTAGCTGCTGTTTCTAGATCGGTATTTTCAATTGCAAATCGAGGAACGATCTCCTTTGTATAGAAATCTTTTTTAAATATGCAAGGATTGTTGGTATAATTGCAATTTGCAGACTTAAATTTGTACCAAAGAGGATTTGAAGATATTTTTGTGCAATATTGTGGAAAATCAAGGTCTGGGGTTTCTCTCCAATGTACACAATCACCAAAATGTGTCAGTGCGTTTAACTCTTGTCCAGCAAACCACCTCGAATAAAGTGGATTTCCGGGGTTTTTTCTATGTCTTAATTTTACTTTATCTACAATATTGTTTTGAACCAAAGATACTGCTGAAGTTAATATTTCTTTTGCTTTTTCTATGTTTCTTTCTTCCAAAGAGAAATCATCTTCGAGTAAAAGAATGTTGTTAGCAGAAGCATTTAAAGCAAGCCACCCAAAACCAGCACCTATCCATCCATTTTTTTCGGCTACTTGTATCTTATCAAATCTATATTCATCACATATTTTTAAAGTTTGTTCTGTTATTGGTGATGGATTGACATAAATTAACGTTTCTTTGAAAAATGGAACGATTTCATCTAAAGACTTTAATGTTTTTTTTAATGTGTTTGGAGCATTATAAGTTAATATGCCAAGAGTTAAGTCTAACATATTACCAGTTTGAAGTTGTGGTGGATTTATTATAGATATAATAGTGTAATATTTTATCTATGTGATATTCGGTCTTTGCTAACTTACAAAGCTCTTCTATCCATGTCCAATCCTCTGTTAAAGATATGTTTTTAAACTCAACCTGCTTTGCTATCTTTGCATTCCATGCACACATGTGAAAAGGTTTCCGATAAACAGGAACATTCGGATAGTATTCTGTATTATTATATTGTAATCCGAAATAAACAATTCCCGGTGAATCGTTATTTATTCTTGTTTCTTGGTTGAAAGATATTACATCAACTGTTTTATCGATTTTAATTGCATTTACAATCTCTTTTATGTAATCGTCTGATATTTTATCATCATCATCCAAGTAAGATATGAATTTTCCTTCGCTTATATTTAAAAGAGCCTGTCTTTTGCTTCCTACTGTTCTGTTTTTATTGTCGATAAGTGTTAGAATCTCAACTTCATCGTGTAAATTGTTTTCTTCTATTTGAGATTCTAATGTTTTTAAAACTTTTGCCAACTCATCTATTCTACTAGGTATAGCAGCAATTAATATTGAAAAAAGTTTCTTATTGAGAGTATCTAATTCAAAGCCAATATCACGCCTCTTTTCGTATGTTACTTTGTCTATGTTAAAATATGCTTCGTTTCTGACATAAAGTTCATCATAATTTGTTTTTTGATAAACCGGATGTTGATGTTCAATAATAATTTTTTCAGATTTATAGACTTTGTTCAGTTTTACAGATACATCCGTAAATTCATTATCACACCAAAGGCTAATATAATCGGGATGATATATGTATCCGAAACGATCATAGTATTTTTTGCCTAAAATACAAAGTGTATTGATATTGTTTTGACCTCCGTCATTATACCAAAGAACTCCGTCTCCGTCTCTGAAATGATCATTCATATCTTTTCTGATAATTTCATCATAACCATTAATAACAGGAATCATGTCATCAGATGCCAACAACACAATGTCCCAACCACGGATATTGTTCATATCAGCATTTACAGCTTGGATTTTTGTTTTACTGTTTCCGTAAAAATAAGCAATTTTTACTTTGTTTTTATATGTTTCTAATTTTTTCTTTACAGAAAGATTATTCATTGATGTATCATCGTCATCGAATGAAAATAAAAATGCAATTTTGCTTAAATCGTTTGCTTTTTTTATGTATTGATCTAATACAAAGAAAAATTTATCGGGTCTTCCTCTTGTTGGAAATTTTATTAATAGTTTAAGAGATTCGTACATAATTTATGTGGTAGATGATGGATAGTAATAGTAGATTGGCCCCTTGATATAAACTTCAGTTTTAAGCTTGCCTTTAAGTTTTTCTGAAAAGTTTTTATCTTCCTGCCAAGAGATATTATCGAACATAGTATCTAATGCTATTTCACGTTTTATTGGGTTGAGATGGTTTGGACAACGATAATAGATATCGTCTTTTTCAAACCAATCTTGATATTGTAATGAATGTATAAACTTTTTCGGTCCAATCTTTTTTTGTGTTATAATTCCCTCTATTCCAACACAATCTGGATTGTCTCTTATTGCAGTAAGGATTCCATGAACATAAAAAGGCGAAACCATATCGTCATCATCTACAAAGACAACATAATCACCTTTTGCTGCTCTTAATAAATCGTTTCTCTTTTCTCCAATGCTTCTTTCTCTGTTATCACAGACTGCAAGCATTTCTACTTCTGCGTTTGACTGTGCTTTTAGAACTCTTGCCAGATTTCTAAACACACCTTCTCTTTCTGCCATTGTTACTGTCAAAATTGATAACCGTTTGCTCATTGTTAATATTTTATATTAGATCTAAAAAAATTCAACAGTACTTCTTTGATAATAAGACTAAAATCTCTTTGTGTACATATTGATGTATGCAACAATAAGGTTCGTTTAAATCATTTATAAGCTGTGCTTGGGAGTTGAAAACAAAAGTGTCTGCATATCCTGCTGTGAATATTTTTGATTGTTGCAAATTTTTCATATTTCCTTTCTTTTTCTCATACAAATATCGATTGTGTGTGGCTTGATCAAGATTTATTGTTACGTTTTCTAACTCTTTTGTTTGAAAGCATAGATATTTGTAAATTTCTTCATATGAACCTCTTATAGTTCCTGCACATGAAACCAATTTACTTGTTAATTTTTCGGAATATTCCTTTCCATACATCAAATCAATCCAATCTTTATTAATTTTACATTGATCAAATGTGATATTTTCTGGAGCAAATTCTATTTCTTCATCAAAATCGAATGGATCTGTTTGCCATATAACGTCTCCACAGTCAGAGATAAATATTTTTTCATATTCTGTATGCCTTTCTAAGAAAAGCTTCATATAAAAGTTTCTATCAACGCAATAATGTATTCTGCATGGGTATGGTATTACAAAAAACCCATAAAGATTTGCATTTTTTAAAAATTCTTCCGTTGGTGTATTGTTAGTAAATACAAAAACGTCCCCGCTATAAACTTTCTTTAGACTGTTAAAGAATACATGCTCTCTTTCACCAAAATTTATACCTCCACTTGAGGTTAAGAGAGCATTTTTCATGAAAACTTTACTAGGTAATGAGAAACTTTACCTTTTTGTTCCTTTAAACTAATGTTTTCTACATAAGTCATGCAATCACACATGCCATCTGATTTATGAAAGTCATCACCAAGTTTTCCAGACTCAAATGCACGGAATCTTTCTCCATTCTTTAAGTGCAATTCGTTTTCTAAGGCAGATGTCAGTCTGTGTTGGTGTGGGACGCTATAAAATCTTCCAAAGGGATGTTTGTAGGGCGTTAACCCTTCTTTTTCACAACGGGCATATAGATCATCATCTTCTTTACCCCACCCATTGAATTGATTGCTATAGCCATTAACCTTTTTATAATCATCATTATTGAATAATATGACACCACCCATGATTTTATCCGGTATATTCACATAATTAAACTGGCTACAATGACTGCTTATATGTGAAGGACGTACTGGATAGCTATAGTCCGAGTATTGAGGAATCAAATCAACATCATGGAAACAATAATAGTCACCCGTTGCTTTTATTGCACCAATATTATTCATCAATCCTTTATTGAAAGGCTTATCGTTGGCTTGTTCTATGATTAAAATTTCATAATCTTCCACTTGTTTGGAGAGATATGCTTCAAGAGCAGGAATAATCGTTTTTAGAGCCTCCTCACGCTGTCTATAGGGTATTATAAGTGAAAGCTTATGACCAGAATTCACCAATACCTTTCTGCTATAAGTGTTTTGTAGTTGAATTAGAGTATATTCGAGTGCATTTATTCCAACATCTGGAATCTGGTTTGTAAAATGACCCCATTTTTTGATAAAATAATTTGCAGATTTCTCTACATTTTCTTGGTAAAGTGGTTTGTTTGTAATAGAAGAGTCTTCATTGCTACCTTCGGCATCTGTGAGATAGTCTTCGCTATTTAAAAGATCAGGAAAATACCAAAACGGAGGTGCTATTCCTTTTTGCGAAAGTGTAAATGCAAAATCTATGTGCTCAAAAGCATTCATATACTGCTCATCAAAATATCCAATCTTCTTTATGATGTTTGCATTTATATACATGAATGCACCTTGCGGATTATGGTAAAATCCAAGCTTTGTTCCGTCTGGTTGTTCTAAAGTATACTTTAAAGTTTTTCCATTGTTGGCTATTTTCTCAAAACAAAGATGGTGTATTCCTGTTGATTCAGCAGCTTTTATGTAATGTTTAAAAACTTCGGGATCTTTTATGATTATATCGTCTTCAATCAAGAAGATATGCTCTACACCACGCTTTACAAGTTCAAACAAAGCTTTATTTTTTGTTTTTGATACACCTTCTTGTTTATCATTAAACAAAACAACATCACCATCATTATCATTTACATAATGATTGATTCCATCATTTACAATAACAAGTTCATCTATCCTGTCTTTAGGTATAGATGCTAAACATTGTTTATAATAATTGGAACGATTGTATGTTACAATACCTACACCGATTTTTCTGTGTTTCTTTTCCATATTTCCTTCAAAATTGTTAATGCCTCGCCTTCGGTGTATTCGTTTTCGGGGGTTCCTACTCCTGAAATTACAGAAAAATTGTTCTTTTTCATAAATCTTTCATGATTCTCCATGAAATTCTTAATAAAATCATCTTCAGAACGAATTTTACTTTCTTGATGGTCGGGTACAACGTCTTTTATACATAGCTCTGCACCTTCTACATCAGCAAACCAACGAAAAGGAGGATGATATCCTGCCTTAATGATTTGATATGTGTGATCAACATGCTCCAATGCATTATAGAATTGCTCGTCCATTAAACCTACAGCGTTTAGGGTGTCTATATGGTAGTAACTAAAAGCTCCAAGAACATTCGGATATAATCTAATCTTCATGTTAGAAGGATAGTTTATTGTTTTCCTAATGATAGGTGTTCTTAATGGTCCGATATTATGATTACCATGCAAACCAAAATTAAAATGTTTGATTCCTGTTTCTTTTGCAGCATTTATATACAAATTAAAAACATTTGCATCAGATATCTCTACATCATCTTCCATTAAGAAGATATGTTCACATTCTTGTTCTATTAAATGTTTTAATGCTTGGTTTTTTGCAAAACCAACACCTTTTTTGCCTGTAGTATTAATTACTTTATCTATTTCTGGCAATAACTGTTCAATACCATCATTTACTATGATGATTTCGCAATTGTCTTGCTTGTTTGAAGCATTGATTAAACTTTTATACGATTTTTCAAAAAAATGTTTTCTATCGCAGGTTATTAACCCAACACCTATTTTATTTTTTTGCATATGTTTCCTGTATTTTAGACAAGCTTTCCAATAACTGTTCTTTAGTAGATCCTACAGGATCGTTTTGAGATGGAATATACTTGTGTAGATGTAAAAAGTAACCATATGAAAGACCTACACTCCTATGTGGATCTGGAAGATCTTTGAAACCTATTTTTTGTATTTTATTATTGGTCTTCTTCAAACCTTTACCAATTGTAGGATTAAAATGTGCTGGTGGATATATTCCTTTATTTCTTAACTTTATTATATAGTCCAATACATCTAAATCTTTACTATTAAAAAATCTTTCATCAAAGAAACCGTTGTTTTTGACAACACCTGACAGCATAAACATAAAATCACTATTGATTTCTGGTGAAACACTCAAGGTAATGTTTTCATTATCATCTTCTAGATCTATACTATTACTACCCGAACCAAGAATGAACCAAGTACCGAATGTTTCGCCCAATTTTATTGCTTTTTGGAAAATTTCAGAATCCTCTACTACTTGATTAGAACCTAAAAGGAAAAAATATTTATAACCTTTGATTCTAAACTGAGAAATCAACCAATTTCTTAAGGTTGCAAATGAAACTTCACCATATTTTCTATAGTTGTCATTAACCATCTTGTTATTTGTAGCAGATGCTACCAATAAATTGGGTTTTAATGCTTCTGGTATAGAAGCATAACAATGTTCTAAATCATCTTGTTCGTATACGTCTAGTATTCCTATTCCTATTTCTTCGTTCATGCAGTAATTTGTTTATAAATGTTTGTTAGGTATTCTGTGGTTTCTTGTTTATATTTTATATCTAATGAATTTACAAAATCTTCTATGTTTTGTTCAACATCTATCAGATTATAATCCGTATCTGTTGTTTTTTCAAATTCACTCTTAAAAGATTTATAATCGACTCTTAAAAATCTAGGGGATAATGCATTTATTTTTGAGGTTAATAACGAAATTTTTTCATTTTCGATATTTTCATCAATTATTAGTGATATAAGATTTCCTTTTATGTGTTTTTTTAGGAAATCTGAGTCTTGAGTTTTGTCTTTGAGTTTGCTTAAATAAACCTTTATATGTTTGGGGGAAACATCATTTTCAATATATTGAAATTCGTTTGTTTTTATATTTAAAATGTAAATTCCTCTACTATCATCAGTATCACCGAAATTATGTTGGTAAGGACTGCCAACATATACGATATCTCCTTTGGTATATTTTCTATGGTCTTTCTTATGAAAGTGACCCGAAATTACCAAAGGAGCTTTATCCAGAAGGCTTTTGGATTCTAAACCATGTTCACACACTTTGAAACCGTTCATATAAAACGTATTGATTTCAAAATGCCCGAAACAAATATCAGTTTTGGGTATGTCGGATATATCTGTTCCCCAAGGAATCAAGGAAATAGTTTTTTCATCAGCTTCTATTATGAGTGGTTTCTTTTCTGCTATTATAATATTTTTCCAACCTTTTAAAATACCTACGGAATTAACATCAGAACGATCTTTGTAATATGAATCATGGTTTCCTACCAATATAAAGATTCTAAAATCTTTTAAGATTTCAAAAAATTCCGTAGCAATTGCTATTGTGTTTACGGAAATCTCATTTCTATTATGAAATATGTCTCCGGGAATGATTATATCATTTATACCAGCTTTAATATACTCTTTAGATGCCCACCTAGCAAAATCCAAGACTATATCATGCCACAGGTTACTGTCTTGACCTAAACCAATATGAATATCGGAGAATATTCCTACTTTAGAGCCTTTGATGGTAAGGTTCATATGAAAGTTATTCGCCTTTGTATGTTTTTGTTCTGTTATTCTTTACCATGTTGTTATAATTTTCTGAAAATGCCAAATATTCAGTCTGATATCTTTCATGAGTTTCGTGCATATGCTTTTCTTTTTTGATCCTGTTTCTAAAAGCATTGAATGCAATTCTTGTAAAATAAGAAAATGGGTTGGTTCCTTTGTCATGACTATATTTTTTTGACATAAGTGCTTTAAACATTCGGATAACACCATCACCTACCATTTCTTCTCTATATGAATAGTTTATGAAATTGGAAGCATAGCTAAGTTTATGTGCAATCTTGCTAACCATATTAGCCAGTTCGTCGGTTAAGATTCCTGTCTGATAATACTTTAGAATTTGTTGATCAAACTCTTTGGGATCTACATAAAATTCTGTCTTGTTTGCTTTTTTTCCACGCTTCTTGGGTTCGTCGGGTTTTACTTCTTTTTTAGCTTCGACAATAACTTCATCAGGATCGATTTCGTCTAGAACTTCAATATCATCATCTTCATCAATGATATCATCATCTTCCTCCACTTCATCAAAATCCAAGTCGATTCCTAATATTTCGGCTTCTTCTCTTGAATAGTTTATATTGTCTTTGTTAAGACTTGTTTTCTTACGATATTTCTTTTTCGGTGTAGTCATATTTTTCTAAATCATAAAGTTTTTTTCTCTCTGAGAGATGTATTCTACCATATTTTGTGTTATCTGCAACATCAAATATGTTAGCTATTTTTTTTGTAGGGTGTAAACGTAATGCTCTACCAATTGATTGCATTATTTTTATCTTGGCTTTGCCAGCAGATGCAAAAATAATGTTATGGAGATTTGGTATATTAATACCAGTACTGAATATTTTTGAAATAGCTATGATTATTACATCACTTCTTTCGTTCATTAATCTTCTTATCTTTTCCCTATCTTCTATTTCAGTAGAACCCTTGATGTAATATATAGGTCTTTCATCTGTGCAAAGTTTTTTAAGTTCAGCCTCAATTGATTCGCCGTGAGCTATTCTGTCCACCATTATCAATGTATTGTTTGCAAGTTTTAATGAGAGTTTAGATATGATTTCGTTTCTTCTTGGATTATTGATCAGGTAATCGAGTTCGTTTTCATATGATGCAGTGGGGGAGCTGTAATCTATGAAGTTTGGAAGTGATAAATGCTTAACGTTTAATATCGTAATTTTAAAATTAGAAATATAATCTTGGTTTCTTAAAGTTAATGTTTTTTGTTCGTAGTTTATCGGACCAAGTTTTCCGATAATATTCCATTGATCGATTAAAGATGTTGGAAGTGTTCCTGTAAAACCAAACTTATAAGGAGATTTTATAAATTTTAAAACTTTGTTTATCTCGTTTCCTTTTTTTAAGGAATGACACTCATCGACTAAAAGTATTTTAACATCTGCTAACAATGAAAGATCCGTTTTATCGCTCAGTAAGAGTTGTGTTCCTGCCACAATTACTTTTGCGTCCGTATCGATCTTATTCTTACCAGACCATTTTGTTACTTTCTCTACTCCATATGATATAAAATCATTTGCAGTCTGTTCTACAAGTTGTATTGAGGGTACTGTAACCAATACAAGTGCCTCTGGGTCGTTTAAATTCTTGCGAAGACTCTCGATTAAACCTGCACAGATTAATGTTTTACCACCAGCGGTTGGAATTATGGTTACTCCTCTGCCTTGTTTTAAAGATGCTATTATAGATTGTTCCTGATAGTCTCTATAATTTAATGAAAGTGTTTTTAATTTTGGATTATCAAAACCACATGTAAATTCTTTTTTTAATTCACTAGTAATATTAAAATCATATCCATTTAACTGCACATAAGATATTATGTCTTTCAATAATCCAACTTCAAATTTTCCTTTTGGTGTTATAGCATATAATCTGCTAGGTATGAACTTTGCTTGTTTTCTATATGCGGGGTTTGCCATAGAAAATTGTTCTCTTATGATATCTAAAGTAGAGATATCACAAGTTATCTGACCTTGTTGATTTTTTATATCAAAAGTAATCATTAGGTTGTTTCCATCTTTGTTATTTCAACAATGTTCTTCAGATCAAATGTCATTGATTTGAAAATTGTTTCTACCTTTTCAAGATATTCGATAAGAATTTCGCTTTCCATTATCTTTCCATCAACATCAAGCATTACTTCGGATGTTTCTATTTTTCTATCTATTTTGGTTTTTGGTACACCCGGTGGAATTCCATCTTTCTCAAAAACAGCCAACACACCTTCTCTTATACTTTTCTTTGAAAGCTTCAATTTGTTCAACTTACGTTTTTCATCAATCAATCTAGCAACCCATTTATGTTTAATGGCAGGTAGCATTAATTGCTTCTGCAACAGGTTTAATTCATCTAATTGAACATCCTGCATCAATTCTTTTTTGAATTCTGTTATTAAATCCATAAGTATGTAATAAGAATTATAATATATGTTTAATAAATTTCAAGCTTTAATTAATAATATAATGGAAAATGTTAATGCTGCTGGATCTGGTGGAGCTTTTGGTACTCCACAACAAGCAGTTTACAATCCACCAGATAACATCGATTCTGGAAATACATATGCTCCTAACGATAGTCGTAATATTTTCGGAGCATATAACACCACAAAGAAGGAAAGAAAACCTTCTAATGCTAAAAAGATGGGTAAAAAAATTGGTAAGGTTCGTAAAAACAAAGCTTCAACTGCTAAAATTTTTCCTAAAGTTATCAAAAGAACCTTTCCAGAAACCTTTTTAGGAAAATGACCGATATCGGACATTGGATTTTAGAAGAAAGTGTTGTGGTTTCAGAAAATACTTTTGGATTTATCTACGAAATAACAAATACAGTTACTGGTAAAAAGTATATCGGTAAGAAACAGTGTCAATCCCGTATAAAAAGAAAGCCTTTAAAGGGCAAAAAACGCAATAGAATTGATTACAAGGAATCGGATTGGAAAGAATATACTAGTTCATCTAATGATCTTAATAATGAAATAGAAAAATACGGCAAAGATAAGTTTATTTTTAAGATATTAAGAACCTGCGATTCAAAATGGGCACTGGCTTATTATGAAATAAAAGAACAGATAGATAGAGATGTGTTGTTTAAGGATGAGTACCATAACGGCATTATAAATTGCAGAATAGGAAAAGCACCCAAAGCAGAACTAGAAAAATACACTCAACATCACTAAATATATCAAATGGCTGATACATCTTGCATATATTGTGGTTCTTCAACATACGGAAAACCATGTCTTTATTCCCCAACTAACACCCATGTACACATGGATGAACCGGGAAAATGCATATATTGCGGATCGCCTTATCTTGGTTCTGGATGTTTATATAATCCTTATGGGAATGTTCATGTAAGAGGACCTGAATTCTTAAATGCAGCAGCAATAAAAACCGAAAAAGCATCAGTTTTAACTTATATTTTCAATGTTGCTAGTAAAATTTTAACAGAAAATACGTTATATAAATCACCTTTGGACAGAGTTTATAAGAGAGCAGCTTCAATAATTGCTTCTATAACCGAACCCTTACTTGAAACCTTTTCTTTACAAGAAACTCCAACTTATGGAAAGCTTTCAAAGCAAGAATTGATAAAAACTGTAGAATATAAACAAAAATTCTCAAGACAGTTGCATGAATTTTCTAAATTAGTATCAGAAGCATCCCTAGAATTACCACAAGAAATAGTTGAAAAGGCTTTGGTGGATGCTATAATGGATATTAATGTCCGAGAAAAATAAAATTAAAGATTTCTTAATATATTATATCTCAGAAAGGATTATAATATTCCCATTATATGAATATTTGCCAGTTATAGCAAATAATATTATAAGAAATTTGAATGAATGGGACTTGTTAGATGGGAAACTTATTACTCAGAGGGAAAAATATTTTAAATTTTTTTTAGAAAAAGAACTTGACACGATTCTAAACTTGTTTATAATACTTTTTAAGGATCTGAACGTTAAAATATTAACAATATATAAAGATTCTAGTCTATCTGATGAATATTCTGAAGTATTTATAAATTATAAAAGCTTTAGTAATACAGTAAAGAACCTATATAAGAAGAAAACAAAGTATTTTATAGAATTAAAAGATGATAATTTATTATTTTTAAAAACAGAGGGAATTTATAAAGGTTTAAGAGTAGGAGTACCAAATGGTGATGATTTAGAATTTTTCATAAAGTACATTGACAAATAAAAATACCATATTATAATTTTTTAAAGGTAAATAATAAAAGATGAGTAAATTTTTAACAATTTTAAAAAGAGTAATTTCTGAAGAATTAGGAGATGACCAACAGGAAGCTATTTTAGGAAAACAAGAAGCACCAAACGCAGATAGCTCCGTTGCTCCTGTCGAAACATCGGATTCTTCTTCGGCTTTGCCAGACAAAGAAGATGTTAATGGTATAGATCTTATTAAATACAAAACACTTCTTAAATCTTTACAAGATTCTTTGGTTAAATCTGTTAAAAATGATAAAGATGAATACACTATATCGAAGTTAGATATAGATTCAAAAAATACCAGAGAAGAGCTTCAACCAATTGAAGATACTTTGATGGCATTCTTACATGACAAAGAAGTTCCAAGTAATTCTGATTGGTCTGATACATAAAAACTTGCTTTAATAGACAATTCTGCTAAAATATAGAGTATGAAAACATACTCTATTAAAAATCTAACAGAAGAACAACTTAGATTAGTTTTAGAATCTTTACTCGTAGCTTCTACAGCACAAGTCAATGCTTCATGGTATGCAGAAGATTACGAAAAGATGTTTAACCTTGCTTCTGACATCAGAAAAGATAATTCCAATATTCTTTTAGAAAACACTTTCATCCTCAAGGATGATTTAGCTGATGGTTTTTCACAAAAACTTTTAGATTATTTCCCCGAAATTGAAGTAACTCCCTTTTAACATATGAAAATAGCAATAACCGGAACACATTGTGTTGGCAAATCCACTCTTATTAAAGACTTTCTTAAGAAGTGGCCTAATTATATTACTCCTGAGAAGTCTTATAGAGACTTTATTAAAGAAAAGAATATCCCTCATTCCAAGGAGGGAACAGAAGAGAGTCAGCGTTTAATTCTTGATGCTCTTTTTGATCAATCACAAGAATATTCAAAACATGATAATGTTATTTTTGATAGATGTGTATTGGACAACCTTGCATATTCATCATGGCTTAATTTAAATGAAAAGGTTTCTGATAAATTTTTAGATGAGAGCAGAATCATGGTTCGTGAAGCTCTAAAACTCATTGATGTTGTGTTTTTCATTCCTCTTACAAGAGTTTCTCCTATTGAATTAAAAGAAGATGAACTCAGGGATAATGATCCTACCTATCGTGAGGAAATTGATAACATTTTTAAAATTTTTGTTCATTCTTATAGACAAGGTGATGGAAGAGTATTTGCGGCTGACGATGCTCCTCCAATCATTGAAATTTTTGGTAAGCCTCAAGAAAGAATTAAGATGCTTGAACTCTATCTAGACGAAGAAGGCAAGGCTTTTGGTGAGGAAAAGAGTTTAATTTCTGACATTTATACAGGTATTTAAGATAAATAAATTATATAATTTATGAAATTTGATATTTTAGCCGAAAACATTATTTACACAATCGAAGAAGGACGCTTCAAAAAAGAAGAAAAATTCTCCAATATTGAAGTTAATGGTGAAGAACTCCAAAATCTTTTAAATTCTGGTGCTCTCGATTCACATTTAGAAAATCTCGCAAATAAAGCAAGATATTCAAATCTTTCAGCAGAACAACTCAAGCAGATTATATCTGAAATTACAGAAGAAATTAAAATATCACAACCTTCTTCATTTGAAGAATTAAAAGATTCTATTCAGACAGTAGCAGATTCTGTTTATTCTGACAAAGGTTCCAAACGCAAGACTTTAGTCGATAGACTTACCAAGTCTGTTGGAAATATCATTTTAAGTCCTTCACTTGGCGTTGTTTCACAGGGAGAAATTGTAAGAAAATCAGAAAATAAACCCGAATCAAACAACCTCAAGGCTCACGAAATCGAACTTATTAATTTCATCAATCAATCAGAGGAACCAACCACATACGAACAGGCAGTTGAACACATTGCTCATAATTTTGCTGTGGAAACTGAAGATGCAGAACAGATTGTTAAAAAAATAATGGCTAGTGGAGCTATTACAAGAGAAGGAGACTTCTTAGCGGTTAACGATGAATATGTTGCTTCAGAAGAAGACAAAGAACCTTCATCTGAAGAAGAAATAGAAAAGGCAATCAGAAAAGATAATCAAGATTACGAAGGCGATGAAGAAGAATACGAAAATCCTTTAAGTTTTGACAGAGAAGTAGATGATACTTACAGAAAAACAAGAGGTTCGGATTCGGATTATTACGACTCAAATTTATAATTCCCATTGACAAGGTGATATTCCCCCCTTATTATTAGGGGAGATGAATCAACTACCTTCTAATTATGTTTTAGAGAAGTTCTATACATATGCAGGGGCTCCTGAATTTAATAAATACAGTAAAATTTATTCAGGATCATGCCCTATATGTAGGGAAGGAAAAAGTTGGTTAAAAAAGAAGAGGCTTTACTTCTATCCGACTACAAATAGCTTCTACTGCTTTAATTGCTCAAAATCTTGGAGTGCATTGTCTTGGATAGTAGAGAATACAGGTCTTAGCAGAGAAGAAATAAAACTGGAAGCCTCTTCTGGAAATTTCTCAAAAGACATAACAAATGAAATTTCTTCAAAGAAGGCTGTTAAGCGTGAAGCAATGATTTTGCCTCATGATTCTATCAATATAAATGATATCCAACAGAGATATTTTTATGGCAGTAACAAATTTTTTCAGAAAGCATTGGAATATGTAGAAAAAAGAAAGTTAAACACTGCAATAAATAAAAATCCAGCTTATTACATAAGCCTTACGGACAACTTTCATGCTAATAGACTCTGTATTCCGTACTATGATACAGATAAAAAGATAGTATTTTACCAAACTCGTTCATTAGACGACACAGAACCTCGTTATCTTAATAAGATAGGATGTGATAAAACACTTTTTGGCATAGAAAGAATAGATCCTATGCTGGATTATATCTTTCTATTTGAAGGTCCAATCGATGCAATGATGGTTAAGAACGGCGTTGCCGTTGCAGGACTTACTTTGACAGAATCACAAGAGAAACAATTAGCCCAATTTCCATTTCACCAGAAGATATGGGTTTTAGACAACCTTAAAGTCGATAATGCTGCCAAAGAAACAGTTACCAAGATGATTCTGGAAGGAAAGAAGGTATTCAGATGGCTAGACAAGCCATACAAAGATTTCAATGAATGGGCTGTAGCGGAAGATTTAAATGAGATTGACTATAATATTATTATAGAAAATCTATATTAATAATCCATAGACTTAAACTTCTGACGATTGTATCCACCACCCTTTTTGGGGTTAATTTGTTTGGTTGGTTTATGAACAGGGGATCTTCTTTTTGCGATCAATTCAGCATTAGTGGGAACTTCTATACTTTTCTTCTTTTCAAAAAGAATTTCATTATAAAGCTCTTCTAAAAGTCTGGTAAAATTCATTTTAGCTCTTTAACTGTTCGGTATCACGCATCTTTTTAGGAGCCATGATGATGAAGGAGTTTAATACTTCTTTTAATTTCTCTATTTCTCCTGCAATACGGGTAATACTGTCGGAAGCTTTTCTAGTCACACCACGAAGTAAACTTCCAGCACGATCATTATCAGCCAATATCTTGTGTAATGATTCCGTAGAAGGATCGTTTAAGAATTCTGCAAATTGATCAAGTTTTCCAGACCATTCTTTGATCTGTTTAATGCTTTCAGCAGAAACATCTGGAGAAATACCCTCTACATCAAATTCACCTTCGGGTGTTTGATCGTCTAAAGAGTTATCAAAGTCTTTTTTTGTTTTTTCTGGAGTAAAATCTTCAGGGGATGATGGTTTTGCGGAGGGAACATCAGCAACTTCTGCTTCAGGTGGTGCAGATATCTCATCTCCTTCAGCTTCTTTCAAGAGAGAACTGATAAAACTACGCATAAAAGGAATTGCACTGTCGGAAATCATGGGTGCTTTGCCTTTTATTAAGCTATCTATAGCCGCTTTATTCTTAGGATCAACATATGCTCCTGTATTTCCACCAAGAATTCTTTTTGTTTCCTTCTTTGCCTTAGAACAAGCACAGGGAATTGTTGATTTAGGTGACTTTTTTGTTTTATTGTGGTTGATTTTCTTGGTAGCCATGACTATAATATATGTATATTTACTCTCATACTTAGTAAAAATTAAAAAAATAACAATATGAACGATTATAAATTTGTAATAGCAACCACCTATAATGAATCGGACTTTAAACAAAAGAGTGCGATAGCCATAACTTTAGAAAAATTAAACATTGTACCTGCAGTAGTGTATGAAAATACAGAATCTTTGTCAAAGGTTTATAATAGGTTTATAACAGAAGATCTTAGAGGCACTAAAGTCATATTTGTACATGATGATGTATTAATCGAAGATTTATTCCTTTTAGATAAGCTTAATTTGGCTTTTGAGACATTTGATATTGTAGGATTAGCAGGTGCTAAGTCTTGTGACCTGAACGCAGAGCATCCTGCATGGCATTTAATGGCCCCTAGAGAAGCTTTGGTCGGAGAAGTTGCACATAGCAAGGCAGGAATCAATTGGACAACTGTATTCGGTCAAACCCCATCAAGAACTTTAATACTCGATGGGTTGTTTATTGCTGTTGATGTGGCAAAGTTACTCGATACCAATACAAGATTTGATGAAGATTTCTCATTCCATCATTATGATATTACTTTCTGTTTGAAAGCCAACTCTAACAAATTAAAAATTGGAGTTTATCCAATAAGGGTGGTACATTTTGGTTTAGGAGACAGCATGAATACACCAGAATGGCAGGAAAGTGCTATCAAGTTTAAACAAAAATATAATAATGGTTAAAAAAATCTATAATAACAGTTTGTTTGTTTTTTTGGATTGGATTTTAAAGAAAAAATCCAAAGGAAATGGTGATCAAACACCTGTAAATGGATTTATGTTAAATCGGTGGCTATCTATGGCAGATCCTTCTGTTGCACAGATAGTAAATGCTACATCAAACAGATGGTTGAAAACCAAAAGTTCAGTATTAACCGATTCAAATTTTATGGGAGAATTCTTTAGAATCATTCTTCCTAAAATAAACAAGAACATCACATATATTAAAAAAACAACAAAAGAAAAGGATCAAATCGATTGTTCAACCATAGCTTCAGCTATGGAGCTTTCTGTGAAGGAAATAGAAAATTATAACAGGCTACTTGCAGAATTAAACAAACCTATTAAATAAAAATATGCTAGAAAGACCAAAACAAGACGATATTATCGGCGGCTTAGTTCAAATCGACAAATACAAAGGAAGTGATTTTGAATTAAACGGCTGGAATTTAACTAAAGTATTAGATGATATATTGATGGTTCAATATGTCGATATTAATGAAGATGGAACCGAAATTAAGCGTGGAAATATTTGGGTTCCTATCAATGCAGTCAATCACACATGGAGAGTTGGTGTAGTTTTACTTGCCGGTCCTAACTGCAAGACCGTAAAACAAGGAAACCATGTAGTATTCCCTAATGATAAAGGAATACAAGTCGCCAATCTAAACAATTTAAAAAATATTGTATTTTTGAATGAGGCTAGAGTGTTTGGTGTCTGCGAAGCAGATAACAAGTCGCCTGATAAAAAAGTAAATTATAATAGAAACAAGAAGTGAAGCTATCTTTAAGTGGTCTTGAAAAACTTTGTAATGTAAATGTCGTTGAATTAAAGTTCACACGAAGATTACGTAAAGGTAATTCATTCACAAGAAGAATGTTTGCTACTACTGATTGGGTTTTATTAAATTCAGAAGAAGGATTAAAAATATTAAACTTTAGAATACCATCAGAACAACCCGCATATAACGCAAGATCTCGTGGATTATTACCTGTTTGGGATTTATTCATGCAAGATTTTAGAAATATACCAGCAGGTGCATGTGATGTTATCAGTACAGTTTCAACTAGACCCCCAGAAGTTTTTTGGAATTATTTTAATGATATTTTAAGTAAAATGTCATCAACCCAAAAAGCTCAATTCATGGAAAAATGACAATTACAAAAACATTATTAGAAGAAGTTTGCAAGTCTTTACTCCAGAAAAGAGTAACACTAGAACTTAACAATAAAATCTTTAAACAAGGTAAAATAATTCTTTTCTATCAAAAGAATTTTTACCTTACCTTTTTAATGGATACTGCAAAAAAGGAAAGAGAAAAAATTGAAATACCAATTCCTTATGATGTGGAATTACATGAAGAGGATGATTTGATATACTTTGACTATAGATTAAAAACACTCGCAAAACATGCACCAGAAGTAGAAAATTATTTAAAAGTATATTCTTGTAAAAACAATGCAAATAAATTTTGGAATACAATATTAACTATCGATGGAAACTCTAAAAAAAACAATTCTAGTATATAGTGTATTTTCAGGAACTTTTTACGAAATTCTTGAATCTGATTTTAAACTTTTAGACATTGGTCAAATACCTTTGATCAAAGCACCCTCTAAATGTTCTAAATGCTATGGAAGAGGTCATCAGGGTCGTGATAAAATGACCTACGGGTTTGCCGTATGTTCATGCTTGCGTAAGCTAGTTGACCATGCTATAATTGGTAATGCTGAAAAAATTACCCTCGGTTGATTATTTAGAAACATTTCCATCAGATTCGAGTCCCAGACCACAGCAAATCAAGGCTCTGGAGAGGATTTCAGAGATTTTTTCCACCGGAAAAAAGTATGTAATTGCTTGCCTACCTACAGGATCTGGCAAATCCCATATTGCTGCCGCAATTGCAAGATCCGCAAAACCCATCGATACACACAGGGCAGAAATTATCGACAATTATCTCATTTACGACAAGGATAAAAACGGAAATTACAAATATGAAGATGATTTCCTCGATGCAACCCCTTATGGGAGCTTCATAATGACGGTAACAAAAAGTCTTCAGGATCAATATCTTGAGTTGTTCAATGAATTAATCTCAGTCAAAGGAAAAAACAACTATCAGTGTGTCGTTGACGAGAATGCTACTGCCGAATATGCACCTTGTGTATATGATAAAGGTTTAAAACAGAAATGTTTCGATTTTAAAAGATGTCCTTATTATGAAAAAAGAAGAGAAGCTTTGCTATCGGTAGATCCTATTTTAAATTACAGGTCTTTTCTTTCTCTTTTACCATTTCTCAGGAAGAGGGAATACTATATATGTGATGAAGCAGGTCAACTCGAAGAAGAGTTTGTGGGTCAGTATTCTATTACTTTGTTTTATTCACAACTAAAAGCTGAAAGCATATCATTTAACAAGCTAATTTCTGACGATTCAAAAAAAGCAGGTGAGTGGTTAAAGAATATCTATGAACAATTGGCAACGGAGAAGGAAAAACTTCTTTCTGAAGTTAAAAATAATTCAAAAAATGAAAACTTCTCTTCCATAAAACAAAAACAAACACAAAGATTGAGCAAACTTTCAAATCTTGTTTCCTCTCTTTCTGTTGTTATTGAAAAATGGGAAGAATGTGAATATCTGGTAGAATATAAAGACTCAGAAAAGGTCATATTTGTGCCATATGACATCAGACCCTTTGCGAAGGAAGTATTTTCCGGTGCTGAAAAGATCCTATTGATGTCGGCAACAATCACAAACCCAGAAGAATATGCCAAAAGCCTTGGTATAAGTCCAGAAGAGTATGAATATATAGAGGTAGGATCCTCGTTTGATGCCAAGAAGTCGCCAATAATGTGTGCAAGGCAGTTTAAACTTTCACAAAAAACATTAGAAAGGGATTTACCCAAGGTTTTAGAAGCTGCTATTAATATTTGCCAACAAAACAAAGGTAAAAAGGGGCTTATCCACACCCATACTAACAAAATAACACAAGAACTGAAGAAAAGGATCGGCAATAATCCCAGATTCTTGTTCAGAGAACAAGGAAATACCAATGAATCGATAATCGAAGAGCATAAAAACAGAGAAGATGATACAATTTTGGTCAGTCCTTCACTGGATACTGGCATTAGTTTAGACGATAATCTAGGAAGATTCCAGATCATCATCAAAGCTCCATTCTTACCCCTTGGATCAAAGAGAATAAAAAAGATTTTCGATAAAAACAAGAAATATTATACGATGAAGATGTTGGATACACTTGTTCAGATGTGTGGTAGGTGTACAAGATCGATAGATGATCATTCCACTACATACATCTTAGATGGTGTGGTATACGACAATATACTAGAAAACAACAATAGACTCCCTAAACATTTTATAGATCGGTTTATGTGAAGTAAATATTAAAGGTGAAGAACTATACCTTTAATTTTGAAGTACAAACCGTCCTAGAACAATTTGTAGCGGCTTTTAATAGTATTATCATTAAAAGATATGATAATAATAAAACTCTCGTATCTCCTACAAGCGGTTTTCCTGTAAGCTTTGTTTACTCTCCTAAACAAAGAGTCTATGACACGTTGAACACACCAGCACCGGGTGGAATAACTGTTCCTGCTGTTGCTGTTAATATAAGATCAATATCCAGAGACCAAACCAGAGTATCCAATAAAATAGAAGGATTTACAATACCATATACAAGTACAAATTCAGATTTTTCAAATCATATTCTGCAGCCTGTTCCCATTAATATCGCAGTTAATATGCATATTATAACTAAATTTCAGGCTGATATGGATCAAATCTTATCAAATTTCATACCTTATTGCGATCCATATATTATAATTTCATGGAAGCTACCATTTGCAAATAATATTGAAATAAGATCCGAAGTAACTTGGTCAGGAGACATATCTTTAACCTATCCAGATAATCTTGCAGCAAATTCACCATATAGATTGGTAGCAGACACTGCATTTACCATTAAAGGTTGGATGTTTAAAAACCAAAGCAACCCAATAGGAAATATCTACACAATAAATGAGAATTTAACAATTTCTGATGATCCATATGTAGATGCAATTAACTTAATACAACTATGAGTTCATTAAATTCACAATATGTTTATGTATACGCAAAACCAAGTGCTGTAAATGTAAATCCTTATACATTAACTATTTACCCTTTAGTTTTATCTGGAGTACAGACAAAAACTATATCAATTTTCTCTAAAAGTTTATTTGATATTAAAAATGTTTATTTAAGTGCAGCAGATTCTAGTGTTTTCGATGGATTGTATTATAATTTTTATGATCCTTTTCAAAATTCTGAAAATTTACACCCAACCAATCAAGGATTTTCTGCTATTCTGATACCAGCCTTTGAATATACTTTCAATAATTTGGCTTTTTACATTCCAGATGAAATCTTTTACAATATAAACCAAAAAACAGAAACATATTCAACATTTTTAGATGTAATTGTTGAAAATGATGCAGGATATGGTCTCTTATCCAGAGATAGTTATTCTTATAGAGTAAGTTCATGGAGTGGGTTTACTAACGATCAATTACCTTGTATAAGTGGTATAAAACTTGTGTATAACCAAGTGAATTCTTAAACAATTCAGTAAATATATTAAATGTCTGCAATTTTTAATATATACAATACAGTTTCTTCTACCTATTGGTATCCAGTAGACTTTCATTCAATAACAGAAGACTACAAATTTAAAAAAACACCTGTTGTTTTTAGTAATGGTATTAGTTTTTATTTGCATAACTTTTTTGAAAATGCAGAAGATGTTTCCTTCAATAGAAGAACTGGATTAATTCTTACAAATCCTAAAAATAATACTTTTTTCTTAGAAAACAACCAGCCACCTTCTATACAGAATAAGTTAACACAAATAAAAACTCCAACAATGCTTTTATCAGGAGTTTCGTCTACAAGAGTAATCCAGAGTCTACCAATTAATAATTCGATAAATTCTTTAAAAACATTAAACGTGAGTTATAGATCAACATTTGGTTTGGATGATACATTATCATTTAGTTTCAATTCAAACGGAACTGTTACAATATATAATAACGATAATAAAGCATTAACATGGAGTTCTTTGGGAGAAGGAGGTTTGGTATTCAAAGATGTAATATCACCGCCTTCGATAAGACAACAATTTGATTATATTTTAAATAAAGATTCAATAATACTATTCCAACATACTTCAAATTATTCAAACATAGTAATAAAAAATACCAGCACTAACAATTTTATATTAAGTGCTGCTTCTTTTGATAAAAATTATAGTTTCCCTAATGAATGTATTATAAAATTTATATCATATGATGTTTATAATCCAGATGAAAATAATACTGTCCTAGATAGCTTCATAGTAAAATATAAAGCATCTCCTATTTTACCACAACAAACATTAACTGTAGATAATAGTATAAACGAAACAAATAGACTTGCCCAAAATTACTTGGCGGCTTTTCCGGTAGAAAATCCTCTAATAAATGAAAAAGATTCTTCCTATTTGTTACAATTTCATGGTTTAAAAAATTATCAAACTCCTGAATATACATATACCACAGCAAATCCATATATAAGTTCGACACAAGCTATAAGAAGAGTATATAATAAAATACATACCGGAACAAATCAGAACAAAGGCTATAATAACATATATCTTAATTATGTAGCAACAACAAATCAGTTAACCTTTCCTGTAGGTAAGGAAACATATTTTTTCTTCCCATCAACAAACGTAAGTTATCCATTAAGTTCATCAGGATTAATAGAAGACGGTGCAACTGCAGGAGAACTTCCATATGTATCTGATAGAATATTTGTTTACAGACAAAATTATGAGGAATTAACACCCGGAGTACCACAACCTCCTAGTATTTTAAAACAAGACAATACATGGTTATGTTCTTGGCTCTCCGGATCTAATCTTGGTGAAAAGATTTGGTTAGATAGATATTACAATGCTGCTTATTATACATTAGACCAAGCATTAACAGCAAAAGCTATGGTCTATCATGACAAAATAGATCCTTCAAAAAAATATACATATGATGTACCATCAACAATGGTTTTGGAACCCGGAATTCTCTACAAATATTATAGAGCAGGTATAGAAAACAGCAAAGAATTCATAACACACTTAGATTACGATCCTGTTTATCCTCTAGGTGCTAAAGTGTTGGATATATCTGATTGGTCAACATCACCTCTGATAGATGAATCAAAATATAATAATAACGGAGTAGTTGTTTCCAATACAAATACACAAAATTTACAGAAATCTTTTATTAATTTAGACGGAACTAACCACGTAGTATTTCCATCAAGATCTTCATTATTACAAAATCAAAAAATAACAGTGTCTTTTTGGATGAATGTTGAAAACTGGAGCAATATATTCGGAGAACAAATTTTTGGAAATTACTACAGTAGTGGATTTGGATTAATTAATGAATCATTCACATCTGCACCCATGTTTACTATAATAAACAAAGCAAGTTTAAGTGCATATAATATAAATTATAATTTTTTAAATTTAACACAAATAAATTTAAATCCAACAAAAAATAATCAATATAATATAATCCAAAGATTACCAGATTTGAGCTATTGGATATTTGATTCATATAACATAACAGGAACCAAATATAATCCTATAAATAAGGTATTAAGCTCGTTTACATCTCTTTCCTCATATATAGGATTTGTAGATCAAGTAGAATTAGATAGTAATCAAAATTTATATCTATATGATAAAACCTTAAACAGTTATGTAAAAACAGATTCGGATGGAAATTTCATCGAACATGTCACACTACCAAGTGATTCCGGTGTACATAGAATAGAAATAGATTTAAATGATGAAGTACAACACATTTATGGAACTTCATCAGTAATAGACAATAAAAATAATATTTGGGAAGTTGTAGGTGGAAATTTATATAAAAATAGAATGATATATGCAAATGTCGGAAATACACAACAAATAACCTGTGATTCTGATAATAGAATTTGGATATCACACTTACAAGATACAATATCATTATTAGATACCGAAACAAATACCTTTATTTTCTCAAAAAGAGTAGGAAAAAACTCAACTCTTCCAATTGATCCGTGTTTAGATCAAGAAGTGTTCAGAAGTATGGATCTTTTAAAAGTTCCTAGTTCTCCGACATGTAACAATTCATCTATATATCAAGATAGGCTTATTTTATTAGATACAAGAGATAATCAAATGTACATCATAAGCACAGATGGAAATTTAGTATCGAAATTAAATCTTGCTAGTTTAGTTTCATATAATGAAAGTTTAAATTTTTCAGCAAATGGAGATTTTACTTCATTTCAATACATAAGAAAATTCGGCGGTTCATTAACTAAAAAACTTTCTTGGAAATTAAAATTAGCAACTCCTCAAGGAAACAGTGCTCAATTATTGAATTTGGACGCTGATGTTTCACAATTACCTCCCGGATGGCATAATATTACACTAACCTTTGATGCAATTAAAGGTATTGCAACATATTATATAGATTCTATTGAAGTAAATAAAAAAACATTCGATCCATCATTATATGTTCTATACTATGATTATAGATCTTCACTATTATTAGGTGCTGCAAGTGTAGTAAACACTACATTAAACGATATAATAGGAATTGATGACGAGTATAAGTTTGTTGGAAAAATATCTGAGCTAAAAATGTACTCCAAATGTTTAACATTTGGTGAAGTAGAACAACTGTATTTTTCTTCAGGATTTGCATATCCAAGAAATGATCTTTTATGGAATTTAAGTGTTGGTAACAGAAGTTATATAGAAGAAATCTAACATTACTTTAAGTTCCAATTACCCGGAAGTAAAAGTAAATACTTTAATATTAACATACATAATCTAAATATAGATAACACGGACATCAAAGCGATTATTGAAGACACTATTAGACAAAATATGACAAAAATCGCACCAGCAGAAACTTCTTTATATAATATAAATTGGATGTAAAATGAATATTTTAGAAAAAATAACCCCAACATGTTCAAATGTCTATCTGATAGATGAAAACTTATGTATAGGTAATTCTTTAGGAATTATAAATTATACAGTAAATTCTCTTTCCTCTGTAAATTTGTATTTAGAAAATTATCAAACACAATGGCAAAGTCTTTACAGTAATTTTCAAACATTTAGTTCAAAATGGCTGAGAGCAGTTACTAATGTTAAAGCTTTTAGTGCAGATTGGGTTAGTTATGCTAATACAGTACAAACATTAAGTGCTGATTGGATAAAACCAGTCACACTTTTTTATCCATCAATGTTTAATTATGAAACATGGTATTCTATGACTTCCATATTCATAACAACAATACGTTCTTGGTTAGATATTAATTTCCCACCTAATATATATAATACTGATCAAATTATAAATGTATTTGTTTACCTCTATGAAGATCAAGTTATTAATTTTAATTTTTCTAGAGCATATAATGAAACATGTACACCTAACTGTGCTGGATTCTCTTTGGGTTGTAGTCAATGTCCTACACTTCATTCAGGTTGTAACCACCACGGAGGTTTAGCAGGTGTTAAAGCATGTGATAATCTCTATGATTATTGTAGAGCGGTTTCAACATTTAGTAAAGAACAAACAGTTTCGTGTGTGGGAACTGGCGGTAAGTTATTAAGAATAACATTAGTACGACCTAGTCAAGATACACATGTAGCAGAAACAAAAAATGTTATATTTAAAAATATAAACAAACAGTGGGTATATCAACCATGAACTATACATATACAAAAATTTTAACATCTGAAACCATAGGAGATTCACTTTCTTCTGTTAATCAAAATTATTTCTCTTTAGAAAAACAAACTTTAAATTTAAAATTAACATCTGATGCTATGTGGACTCCTATGTTGAATTATTATGTTCAATTTGGAGACACGATAAAAGATGCTATAAAAACAATAAATTCAGTAGCACCTAATATATTTTCAGCAACAACATTGGTACAAAATAATTCTGCTGGATGGGTAAAGCCTATATCAGTGTTTTATCCTACAATTTTTTGGATAGAAATCTCACCAAAAACAATACTAAATACCGTATCGGCATGGGTTCAACAAAATTTTCCAGTAATACCAGATCCTTCTTTTGTTTTAAATGAAAACACAGGTGCTGTAGAAACAATAATATCATCTAAACCCACATATGTAGAAAATCAAGAACTTATCGTTTATACACATATGTATAATATAAAAGATACTATTTCTGAAACCAGAGTTTTAACAGATTCTACTACATGCAAAACACACAGTGAAATTATTTGTGCAACATGCAGGACTTGTTGGTATGGTGGAACATATTGTGGTTACAATACATGGAATGATTGCGGAGGTAATTGTTCAGATTGTAGTCAATGCAAACAATTAGAATGTTTTTATGCGGCTCCTCCTTATATTCCGGGTGCAAGAATAGGAACTGCAACAGATTATGATTCATATGCAACAGGTAAAATATCTGCTGCAGTTAATATTAATTTTCAAAATGTTTCCGAATCTCCTGTATTAAATAGTTTTTTATTTACAGTAAAAGATTGTAATTGGATTTTCCAAAAATCATTAGCAGGACCCATTCCAACTATATAAAAATATTATGAATGAAAGATTATTAACATTAGAAATATATCCACAGGATTGTGTAGGCGATTCATCCGCAAAACACAATTTTAATGCTCTATCATTAGATACA